TTAAAGCTTGACTATCAAGGCGATAGCAATGGATGGTATCTATTGTCTCCCGCCAGCACAGTTAAATTTAACTTTAGAAATAGCGATGTTCCTATTTTTATTAATGCTATTCCCGCATTAATTGACCTTGATGCTGCTCAAGATCTTGATCGCCGCAAGCAAATGCAGAAGCTATTAAAGATTTTAGTTCAGCAACTTCCCATGGATAAGAATGGCGATTTAATATTTGATGTTGATGAAGCAAGAGATATTCATAATAATGCCGTTGAGATGTTATCTCGTGCTATTGGAGTCGATGTATTAACAACATTTACTGATGTTCAATCTATTGACTTATCTGATAAAAATACTACTGCTTCTCAAGATGATTTAGAAAAGGTTGAAAGAACTGTTTATAATGCATTTGGTGTTTCTCGAAATATCTTTAATGCGGACGGTAATCTTTCTTTAACCCAGTCTATATTAGACGACGAATCGACTGTTCGAAATCTCCTGTTGCAATTTGCGATATTTTTTGATAAAATAACATTAGCGAAAAATACGAATCGTAAAAAATGGAATTTTAGATTGTATATGTTAGAGACTACTCAATATAATTATAAAGAGCTGTCTAAGATGTATAAAGAGCAAGTTCAAATTGGTTATTCTAAAATGTTACCTCAAATTGCTCTTGGACATTCACAAAGTTCTATTATTAATACTGCTTACTTTGAGAATGAAATTCTTAAATTAAGTGAAATTATGATTCCGCCTCTTATGTCTTCTACTTTAAATGGCGAAGATATTTTGGGCACAAAAAAGCAATCTGCTAATAACAATATTCAAAAAACATCAGGAAGTTCTTCTTCTGGCACTACTGAAAAAGGTGCGGGCCGTCCGGAAAAGCCAGATGCAGAGAAGAGCGATAAAACAATTAAGAATAGAGAATCTATGGGGTAAGGAGGTATAATATATGCATTCGAGTGTAAAGATGAATACACCTATTGAGTTCATTAATATCACCCCCATAAATCCTTTAATTTCTAAATGTTAGATTAAAGTTTGTTATGTAGGTGATGAGCCTAATAGAAACAGAAGTATTATTACTAAAGATGTCGCAAGATAGTTGGCTAATAGTATTCCTGGTAGTCCTATTGTTGGCTATTATAATCAAGAAACTCAAGATTTTGAATAGCACAATAGAATAATTAAACTTGATAATGGAAAACTTATTTTTGAAGATGGAACAAGACCTTATGGTTTTGTTGATCTTGGAGCGAAGGTTTGGTTTTAGAAGTTTTTAGACGATGGCATTAATGAGCATGAGTATCTGATGACTGAGGGTTATCTTTGGACTGGCCAATATCCAGAATGTAAACGAGTTGTGGATAAGGGCAATAATCATTCTATGGAATTGGATAAAAATTTAATTAATGCCTTTTGGACAAAAGATGGTAAGGGAAAGCCGGAGTTTTTCATTATTAATGAAGCAATAATGTCAAAGCTTTGCATTTTAGGTGAAGCTTATGAGCCTTGTTTTGAAGGCGGCGGAATTGCTGATAAATATGTTGAATTCACATTAGAGGATAGCTTTAAAGAAGAATTGTTCTCTATGATGGAGCAAATGAAAGAAATTCTAATCGAAGGAGGAACACCAGTGTTTTCAAAGTATGCTGTTGAAATTGGTGATTCCCTCTGGACTTCTTTATATGAGAAAGTTGATACTGCTCAATATAGCTTACATGGAGTCTATGAGGAAGAAGACCAGAAATTTGCTGTTCTTCAAAATCTAAGCGATGAAAAGTTCTATCGCGTGAATTTCTCTATGAGCGAAGAAGAATTTAGTATGTCAGAGGAATTAACTGATATCACTGAAACTTACAATTGCGAAGCTCAGTTCTCTCTTGAAGATATTGAAGCTTTCTATGTTAAGAAGAAGAAAGACGAAGAAAAAGAAGAAGAGAAAAAAGAGGAAGATAAAGAAGAAAAGCCCGCCGAAGGCGAAAAGAAACCTGCCGAAGATGGTGAGAAAAAGCCAGCTGAAGGTGAGGAAGAAGAAGACGAGGATGAAAAGAAAAAGAAGAAGAAAGATAAATACAATCTTGAAGAGGTTGTTGAATATATCGAACTTCAAAATTCTTATGCTGAGCTCGAAAAGAAATATAATGAGCTTGTTAGTGACCATGAAACTATGACTACTGAATATGCTAATCTCGTTAAATTCAAGACTGAAGTCGAAAGAAAAGAAAAAGAAGAGATGATTAAGAGCTTCTATATGCTTTCTAACGACGATAAAAAAGAAGTCATTGAGAATATTGATACTTATTCTCTTGATGATATTGAAGCAAAACTATCTGTGATTTGTGTTCGCAACAAGGTTAGCTTTGACCTTGATACTGATAATAAATCTGGCAGTGAGGGCGAAGATGCTCCCCCTGTTGTTTACAACCTTGGCGATAGTGGCCTCGATGATGCTACTCCCGCTTGGGTAAAGGCAATCCAAAACGTTGCGAATAAGAAATAATTTAAGGAGGAAATAAAATGCTTAAAGATAGATTAGTCGGCTTTAGCCAGGCTGCTGCTGAAAAAGGCGGATATGTCGAGTATGGCTATGGTCAGGTTGAGCCCAATCATTTATCAGCTCAAAGAACTGCTCAGATTTATGCACAGCTTCCTGCCGATGCAGCAATCAACGTTCTTGAGAATGGCCAGTTTGTAAAGTATGACTATGCAAAGGGCCTTGTTAATTTCACTGGCGCTGGCGAGTGGATGTTAGTTTACAACGAAATTAAACTTTATCGTGAACACCAGATCGATGCTGAGTTCGCAATGATTAAGGACAATTATAACGCTCGCGTTTATAGTCCTCTGGATCATGACACTCTTAACTGGGATAAGCAGTCTCGCTACTATGGCGGAAAAGCTCCTGGTCAGGGTGAAGATGCAGAAGAGGTCACTTTTGAGAAGCTCACTGCTGGTCCTGATATGTATGAACTTCACTATAACGAAGATCCTTTCCACTTTGAAGGACGCACCAAGGAAAAGATGATGCCAGAAGGCACCACTATGGTTCCTCGTGTATTTAAGACCAATGTTGGCGATATTTTCACCACTAATATGGTTATGGAAACTGAGCTTGCTCTTGAAGATGTTCTTAGCCCACGTGCAGAAGATGGTATTCTTTCTAAGCAGGGTGACGGCTCTATGGGCTGGCAAGTTGTTAAAGTTTATAATCTTCCTGACCGCCAGAAGGCAGTTAAGATTATGCGTATTTCATAATAAGGAAAGGAGAGAAGTATAATGTTAAATAAGAAAGATTTAGTCGCATTAGCTAAGGTTGTTGCAAAGGCCAACCCTTCTTCTCCTGTTGCTTATAGCTGGAACGGAGAAAATTATAGCTACGATCAGTTAAATGAAACCCTACGTAATGAGTTCAATGAGTATGCCGGCACTTATGCTGACTACCGTGATAATAAGAATTTAATTTTTGCTGTTATTGAAGAGACTCTTGATGATATTCTTCCTAAGAGAGTCATTGAGCAGTATGACCAGTTTGCTGAAGTTAGGACTTTCGCACAGGGTGATAAGCCCATCTTCCGCAGAAATCTCAACTCTCGCACTCGTGCAAAGCAGTTCATCACTCGCGTTGGCCTTGCTGGTATTTATGAAGTCTTCAAACTTGGTAAGCAAGAAGAGAGCTTCGAAGTCCGCACCAGCGCTATCGGCGGAGCTGCTCAGATCGGCTTCGAAGAGTTCCTTGATGGTCGCGTTGACTTCGCAGAAGTTACTGCTATTGTTATGGAAGGTATGGACGACCTCATTTATAAAGAGGTTGCAGCTGCTCTTAAGGCATCTGTATATCAGCTTCCTCCCGCAAACTATGTTGCTGTTAATGGCTTCGACGAGAAAGAATTTGATCGTCTCTTAACTATCGCAGCTGCTTATGGTGATCCTACTATCTACTGCACTTACGAGTTTGCTGTTAAGATGATTCCTCAGGAAGCTTGGAGATACACCGAGCGTATGAAGGAAGAGCTTTGGCAGAATGGTCGTCTTCAGTCCTATAAGGGACGCAGAGTTGTTATTCTTGAGCAGGGCTTCGAGGATGAAACCAATGAGCGTAAGGTAATCGATCCTGGTTACGCATGGATTATTCCTACTGGTGCTGATAGCAAGCCTGTTAAAATTGCTTTCGAGGGTGCTACTATTGTTGACGAATATGTTAACAAAGACCGCAGCCGTGAAATCCAGGTCTATAAGAAGGTCGGCGTTGTTGCAATGCTCGCTAATAACATTTGTGCTTATTGCGACACTTCTCTTATGGGTCAGATGGATACTTGGTTCTTACAGGATACTGTTCAGAACAAGGTCGTTGTCGGAGAATAATTGACAATTTTTTAAATATATGTTATAATTAAGGGGAGAAAGGGAGTATTCCCTGCTCCCCTTAATTTTTTTGTGTAAAAGGAGAAAATATAATATGGATGAAAAAAATATTTATATTGTTAGAAATAGAAGTTCTAGCAGAGTATGTTATGTAATTCCAGAAGAGGGAATCCGTAGAGAATTCCAGCCCGGTGAGAGTAAAAAGATTTCATTTGCGGAGCTCGAGAAACTCTCATTCCAGCCTGGTGGCCGTGCAATGATGAGTCAGTTCTTACAAATTAAATCTCAGCAGGCAACTGATGAATTAGGTATTCATACTGAACCTGAATACAACATGAGCGAGCAAGAGATTATTAATTTAATTAAGACTGGATCTGTTGATAGTTTCCTTGATTGCCTTGATTTTGCTCCTCGTGGAGTTGTTGATTTAGTTAAAAAGTATGCAATTGAAGTTCCTCTTGAAAATACTCAAAAGATTGAGGCTCTTAAAGAGAAGACTGGCTTTGATGTTATTAAAGCAAGAGAGAATTTACGTGCTGAGAAGAAAGAGGACGAAGAATCCGGAAAGATCACTCCTGTGGCACCAGGGCGTAGAGTTCCTATTGAAAGTGCGGAACCCGCGACCCCAGAACGCAGAACTGCTCCTAAATATAATGTAGTAAGCACTGGAAAATAATTAACTCTTTTGAGAAAGGAGAATATGCAGATGGGAACCCCATTCACAGATGTGTATAATCGTTTTCTCGGAAAAATTACAGATGATATGTATGTTGAATTAACCCCAGAGGATACTATTAGAGACTTGCGGACAATGCTTATTGACGCAATCCCTAATTTTGAATTTCCAAGACATAATTTATATGATTATGAAATTAGTCAAGTAACTAAACCGGAAAATGAAGTTTTAACAACTGATTTTATTATTGGTTTAGTCTGGGAAGATATTCAAACAGAAATAGGGCGTGTCCCTTTAGTTCTTGTTGAGACTTCTGCTTTTGCAGCAGAACTGACCTCTGAAGAAATTAATATTTTAGCCATACTCATGATGGTTGCATGGGTTCAGCGTTAGGTTACATCTATTGAGAATACCAGAATGAAATACAGCGGAGCTGATTTCAAAATGACTTCGTAGGCTAATCATTTATCTAAATTATTAGCTCTGTTAAGTGAGACTCAAAGACAATCTCACCACATGTAGAGACTCTATAAGCGCAGAAAAATTATTGATAATGGAGAATATCGCTCTAATTGGTCAGTATTGCGAGAAAAGAGTGCTATTAGATGACTAAATATGGTTTTAACTTTCCTGCGGAAGTAATTCAAAAAGATGTAATTCGCTTAACCAATCAAATTTGGAAATTAATTCCAATGAAAGAGCATGAAGAAGATTGGCAAAAACAACTTGATACTGTGCTTATTGAAATTGCGGGCTTGAATGAAATTTTTGTTCAGGAACCGCAATTTTTATAGATATTATCAAAGTTAGAAGGTTTAAAGGTTTAGGCTGATTTAGAATTTCAGATTTATAGAAAAACAGTGTTTGAAATTATAAATCTGTTGTAGGAATTTAAATATGCAACAATAGTTTGAAAGATTATATCCCAATTTTATTGGGGCCAATATTGCGTTAAAGCTTATGAATTAGCGTATGGGTGGAACTGATTTGCCTAAATACAAACCTGATACTGTTGAAGGTGCCAATGATATGGCTAAGAGATTAGAAGCCAAGGGAGGATTCCCGCAATAGAATCGTATGATTCGAGATAAACGACGCTCATTAGATAAAGCAACTTTATATTCATATTAGGCTGCTTTGGTTAAGAAATTTATTCCAGACTATGAGCCTACTATGGAAGGCGTTCGTGAATAGCCGCCAGTAAGAGCTTTAATTAATCCAAATAAATTGAAACAAGATTATGATGATAAAATTATTTCAATTGGATTTGAACATGGCTTTTCTACTGGGGATGTTTTTGAATGGTGCAATACTGGGACCTATTGGTTAATTTATTTATAGGATTTAACTGAACTTGCTTATTTTAGAGGCGATATTAGGAAATGCTCTTATGAGATTTCTTGGCTGGATGATGAAGGCCAGGAGAAGAAAACTTATATTGCAATGCGAGGCCCGGTCGAAACTAAAATAGATTATATTCAAAAACATGGTATCAGTGTTGACAATCCAAATTATTCTTTAAATATTTTAATTCCTAAAAATAAGGATACATTAAAATAGTTTAAAAGATATAAAAAGTTTTATTTACAAGATTTAGTTGAAGGAGAAGATTAGGTTTGCTGGCGAGTTGAGGCGGTAGACACTATGAGTACTCCTGGTATTATTGAAATTTCAGCGGTTGAATATTATGCCAATGAACATGAAGATGATATTGAAGCTGGATTAGTTGGAGCTTTAATTACTAAGCCCATTGATCCAAATGAAGGAACTGAATCTGAATTTGTTATTGTTGGTGAAACATTTATTAAGCCAAAGAAAGAGTATGTTTATTATATTGAAAGTGCTCTTTATGGTTAGTGGTATGTTTCTGATAATAAATTACCAATACAAAAAGAGATTTTTGAAGATGAACAAGGACGAACCGCAATTAAGATTAAATGGATGGCTACTTACAGTGGTCAATTCGATCTTTGGTATGGAGATAGTGATGGTCCTTTACTCGATTATAAAAAGACCATAGTTGTGGAGTCTTTGTTCTAAGAGCTAAAGGAGAGATTTAATTGAGAATTGACGGTTATCAAATCCCCAAATCAAGTTTTTTATCTACTGAAAAAGATATGAATTTAATTGTAGATAAAATGTTTAAAAATGAACGATTAAAGAGATTACTTTATTATACAACTAAAGATGCTTTAAGCAAACCAAATATTACTGATGATCAGATGATTGAAATGTTTGGTAAGAATATTAAAACTGTTCCTAAACTTTATGTTGATGGGTCAGTTTTAAATTATATTATTATTAGCTTTGATAATTTTACTCCCAGTAGCAATCCAGAGTTTAGAGATAATATAATTGAGTTTGATATTATTTGCCATTTTGATCAATGGCAACTTCAAGATTTTGCATTAAGACCTTATAAAATTGCGGCAGAAATTGATTCTATGTTTAATGGAAAACATTTAACCGGAATTGGCGAGGTTGAGTTCCTTGGGGCTAATCAAATGATTCTTACCGACGAGTTTGCGGGCCTCTGTTTAATGTATAGGGCCGTTCATGGGGAAGAAGATAAGAAGGGTATGCCTAACCCGGCTACTGAAGAAAGATTCTTACAAGATTTTAAGGATTTAACTGTTGAATAATGGATTATCGTTTGGCGATGATGTGCGGGACCGACATTCCGGTGCCTGAGTGTTAGATTGTAGTTCATTAGCCGAGGATAAAAGAAATTGCATTAATAGGGGAACAAGAATTTTTTGTAGGAGCCCAATGTCTTTGTCTTAATAAATCTATGTTTGTAGAGGGCAAAGATGTTTTAGCAAATACAAATAATTTTTAGATATTTATGACGATAATGTCACAGAAAGAAGCTCGTGATAAACGCGATGCTGTAAAATAGGTATTTACAATATTATTCCCACAATATAAGATATTGGTTACTCCGCAGTCTCTAGTCGTATAGACAGAGAATGGTAATGTCACAATCGACGAGAATAATTTTGAATATCTACAAAATATTTTGAGAATGATCTTTTGTTCCAAAAATGGACCAATGGATCAATAGGCCTTCAATCCCGCAAATGATAAAGCAAGAGAAATTGCTGAAAAGTTAATGCGAGGTAGGCAAAGAGTTGCCGCACAAAATGGTAGCTCAAATGCAAGTGTATTTAGTTAGTATCTGTCTATTCTTACTGTTGGATTAAATTCAATGGGTTTATAGGATTTGGCAGATCTTACTATGTTCCAATTGTATGATTTAATTGAAAGGTATAATCTTTATATTAATTGGGATTTAGATATTAGATCTCGTCTTGCGGGTGGTAAACCTGATTCAAGGCCTGACAATTGGATGAAAAATATTCATTAAAAATAAGGAGGAAAATATACCATGAAATTTGGTGTTCGCGAGATTTGCGATGTAGTCTTAAAAGCTAAGGCTGCTCAAAAAATTGGTGATAAAATTTTCTATGCTGGTGAGCCAGTTATTTATTTTGATACTTTAAAGACTTCTAGCATGGAAGGTGCTGCTACCACTGTTTATGCACAGGGTGGTCGTGGTAATGCTCGTCTCGTTGCTTGGGAAGGTGAAAGAACTGTTACCTTCACTATGGAAGATGCTCTTATCTCTCCTGAAGGATTTATGATTCTTTCTGGTGCTGGACTCATTTCTGGTAAAGAGCAACCCATTTATCAGCATATGACCGAAACTGTTGATGCATCTGGTATTACTGAAGGCACTGGTGGCGAAGACGGTGGAAAAACCTATACTATTCGTTTAAAGAATATGCCTTATATGCCTGAAGATAAAGGCGAAAATTTTGCATATGTAATGTTCATGAAGAATGGCGAGATTATTTCTGAGCCATATATTCCTGTTCATACCAAAAATGCTGGTACTGATACAGATCCTAATTATGACATTGAGAAAGATGAAGCTGGTGGTTATTTAATTACTGTTGCTGGACATCCTAATTACATTCAAGGTATTGAGGGTGAGGATCCCCCTCATGTCGCTGAGTATACAATTGATGGCGTTTTAACTGGTAAGGGTATTGCTTATGACGCTGTTCTTGTTGATTACTATGTTGAACGTCATGGCGAAGCTCAGCAAATTGAGATTACTGCTGATAAGTTTGGTGGAAACTATTATCTTGAAGCTTCTACTTTATTCCGTGATCAAAATGGTGTTGATATGCCAGCTGAATTTATTATTCCTAACTGCAAGATTCAGTCTAACTTTACATTTACTATGGCTTCTTCTGGTGATCCTTCTACCTTCACCTTTACAATGGACGCTTTCCCTGATTATACTCGTTTTGACAAATCTAAGAAAGTTCTTGCCGCTATCCAGATCATTAAAGATGCCGCTGCTCTTGACTTACATCGTCACAGCACTGCTCATGAGCCTGGACATGATGACAAGTTCATTATGTAATTATGGCAGTAATTCATACTACTTGGCCTGAAAAGAGAAAGAAAACTGCTCCTGTAAAAAAGGAAAAAGTTGCTCCTAAAAAGCCAGAAAAGAAAGTTGTAAAGGAAAAGCCAATAGTAAAAGAAGTTCCAATTATTGCGGAACCCTCTATTGAGGAATTTTTAAACAACGAAAAAATTTAATAAAAAAGGGAAGAGGATATCGTCCTCTTCCCTTTTTTATATTTTGAGGGAAAGGAGATTAGAAATAGATGGATCAAGAAATAGCTGGAGTAGCAAGTGAAATTGCTGAAGAAGTAAGTGTTATTACTCATGAGGATTTAACTAATTCCATTGCAACAGAATTGATTGGTTCAAGTTCTTTGTTGGAAGAAATAAAAAAAAGTATAAAGATTTTTTTAAAAAAAGTTGAACAATATGAAAAGATTACCTCTGAAAAACCTGCAACGATAGGGTAGGCTTTAAGTAAATTAGAGTCACAGAAAGAATTTATTTATGCTGATTTTTTTAAGATTCAAAATTTAATAAATGCTTTTTTAGGACAAAAAATTGTTATGTCATATATTCATGTTGATGAATAGGGTCGGAGAGAAGTTAGAATTTCTGATAATACTGTTGATCATTTAGGTATTGTTCGAGGAGTTGCTTGGAATGGAAATCCTTTCTATAAATTAGGATATGACTTTTCATCTCATTATGAAACATTAAAAAATGGATTGCCTGACGATGATAATGAAGGACTTTAGGCCACTGCAATGGAGGTAGAACGAAGATATTCTACTTACAAAAAAAGAGTATTATGGTATGTTGGCCAATGGAAAGGATATAGATTAACAAATAGAGGTCCTATTAATGAGGCTTTTATGAATTTTTATATCCATAAAATAAAATTAGAGTCAGGAATGGAAGAAAATATTGATAAATTTATGACCAGTGATAATGGAGCAATTAAAGCTGATGCCACAAGAGGTTATTTAATTGGAGACGTGTATAAGGATGGAGTGTAGTACGCTGTTAAAGGAGCTTTTGGTTCGCCTCAAGGGACGAAAGAAATTATAAAAGAATTCAAAAAAATTCAAAGTGAAAATTTTTCTGATGATGCTATTTGGAGTTTTATAAATAAATTTACCAAAGAAGAATTGGATAAGGGATATAAGCCTCAAATTAAAGAAATGACATAGAGAAGTTTATCTGCTTTTTTAAGATATCATCAAAAAGAATTAGAAAAAGAAATAAATATAAATTTGACATTTTAAAAAATTTTTGGTATAATATAAACATAGAATCGGTTCGAAACTATCAAAAAATTCTCCAAGAAAAAATTTGACTTTTCAAAAATTTTTTGATATAATATATACATAAAGAAAAATTATTTTTCTTAAAAAATTTTTAATGCGATAAAGGAGGCCAATTAATTATGGCAAAAATTTCTTTTACCAAGCTCAGCATAGCTAAAAACGCAAATGTGATTACTATTTATCACAATGAACAGCCTATTGAAATTAAAGAGTATCTTCCTGTTGAAGAAAAATTAAATTTAATATCTGATATTATTAATAATTCAGTTGACACTAATAATTTTTATAATCCTGCTCGAGTTTATATTTATAAGATTATTGGTATTATTCAGGCTTATACAAATATTAACTTCACTGATAAACAAAAAGAAGATGTTTATAAGCTCTTTGATTTTCTTGTAGGTTCTGGACTTGCGAAGAAAATTATTCTCGCTATCCCTGATGAAGAAATGAATTTTATTCAGGAAGCAACTGAAGAGACTATTAAGTCTATTTATAATTATAAAAATTCTGCCCTTGGTATTATGGAAACTATTTCTCAGGATTATAGTAATCTTAATTTAAATGCTACTGAAATTCAGCAGAAGCTTGCGGATCCCGCAAATATGGAGTTTCTTAAAACTGTTCTCGCCAAGATGGGCTAATTTGATTATTTGAATTAATCTATTTTTTAGATTAATATAGGAATAATCACAATTCTGTTATAAATACTTTTATAGTATTTTAAGCATATAGTGTCATAAGGAAAAACCCTCTTATTAGATTATTCTAATAAGAGGGTTTTTCTTTGTTTTTATAATTAATTATAAGGAGAGAAAGGAGTAGTATATAAATGGCTAAACAACTTAATGTTGCACTTAATTTTACTGCGGAGACCGGCCAGGCTAAAACCGCGATTCAAGATTTATAGGCAAGTTTAAGTAAAATTGCTTATGCAGGAACTGGTAATATTGTAGGCAATTCTGCACAATAGATAAAAGAAGCTTCTGAGGCAGCTAAGCAATTATAGTACCATTTAAATAATGCTTATAATGCCACTACTGGAAATTTTGATTTAAGTAAATTAGATAGAAGTTTAAAGGCTTCTGGGGCGAATATTGCAGATTTATCGACTAAATTATTAAGTGCTGGTTCAGCAGGGTAGTAGGCATTTGCACAATTGGCATAGAGTATATCTATGGCCGATTAGCCAATGTTTAGAGTTAATGCGAAATTAACTGAAATGTTAACAACTTTGAAGAATACAGCTCGTTGGCAAATTTCTTCTAGTATTCTTCATGGTTTTATGGGCACAATTTAGCACGCATATGGGTATGCCCAAGATTTAAATGAATCTTTAAACAATATTCGTATTGTTACTGGATAGAGCGTAGATTAGATGGCAAAGTTTGCGGAATAGGCAAACAAGTCCGCAAAAGCTTTAAGTGCCACTACTACCGAATATACTAATGCATCTTTGATTTACTATCAACAGGGTTTAAGTGACGCAGAAGTAAAAGAGCGTACTGATGTCACTATTAAGATGGCTAATGTAGCTGGAGTTAATGCTTAGACTGTTTCTGATCAGATGACCGCTGTTTGGAACAACTTTGATGATGGTAGCAAGTCGCTTGAATATTATGCTGACGTTATGACTGCTCTTGGTGCGGCTACTGCGTCTAGCACAGATGAAATCGCTGATGGACTTGAAAAGTTTGCTGCTGTTTCTGAGACTGTTGGTTTGAGTTATGAATATGCTACTGCTGCTCTTGCTACTGTTACTGCAACTACAAGACAAAGTGCTGACGTTGTTGGTAATGCATTTAAAACTTTATTTGCTCGTATTCAAGGTTTAAATTTAGGTGAGACCCTTGATGATGGAACAACTTTAAATAAATATTCATAGGCTCTTGAAAAAGTTGGTATTTCTATCTTTGAACAAAACGGTCAAATGAAAGAGATGGATGATATCCTTGATGAAATGGGAGCTAAATGGGATACTTTAGATAAGGCTCAATAGACGGCTTTAGCGCAGACTGTTGCGGGAGTTCGTCAATATACTCAATTAATAGCATTGATGGATAACTGGGATTATTTTAAAGAAAATCTTGGTGTCGCTTATGGGGCTGAAGGAGAGCTTAATAAGCAAGCTGAAATTTATGCTGAAAGCTGGGAAGCTGCTAGAGATAGAGTAGCGGCAGCGGCTGAAAGTATTTATCAGAATTTATTAGATGATAAATTTTTTATTACAATAAATAATGGTTTCGCAGATTTACTTACTGGTATCGGTGAATTTGTAAAAGGTATTGGTGGGGCAAAAGGCGTTATTACTATGTTTGCTTCAGTAATGCTTAGCAATTTTGCTCATAAAATACCAGAAGCAATTTAGAATTTATAGTATAATCTTACTTTATTAACAAGAGGATCTGCTTAGGCTTATAAAAAAATTCAAACTGATATGGTGGCTTCTACTGAAAAAGCTTTTTCTGGGCAATTGGGATCTACTATTTCAAAAGATTCAGCTATGGGATTTTCAATTGATTCTGCTAATCAATTAGCTGCTGCTCGATTAAAATTATCAATGGCTTCTTCTAAAATGACAGATGCTGAAAAGCAATTGGCATAGATGGAATTAAGTTTAGCTCAATCTCAACAGCAAGAAATAATTTCTATAAAATAGAAAAATGAAGCTTTAATGGAAGAAATTAATTTAACTCAAAAAGCGATTGAATCTGGAGAAGCTTTAAATGCTGAAAAGATTAGGGATAAAGCTTTTAAGGCAGAAGATTCGATGATAAAAAGAAGACAAGATACTGAAAGTGTTGCTGAATTAGATTCTTTAGATGAATTCCATAGAAATTATTCGGTGCTTTTAGATAGTTTAGAAGGAGATATCCAAACTAAAATTGGATAGCCTTTGATGCAAGCTTTTAGTAAAGGATTATCAACTGGAAAGTTTCAAGAAGTTACATTAAATTTATCTCATTTATCAACTTAGGTAGAAAAAATCAAAAATGATTTTAAAAATATTGATGATGTTGGCATTGAAGAAGTTAGAAATCGTATTTCAGATTTAACTTCATTATTACCAAATTCAGTTAAACAGTCTTCGTAGTTAAGACAAGTTTTATCAGAAATTAATAAAGCTGGTTCTGAAAATGATATGAATCGGGCGTTAGATAATTTAATAAAAACTTTAACTAATTGTAAAATTCCAGCAAATGATTTAAAAAGAATTTTAAGCGAAATTTATGGGAATGATAAAATAGAGTCTTTAATTTCTAAGATGAATAAATATAGCGAAGGAGTCAACAAGGCAGAAAAATTAACTAAAAGTTTGAATCAAGCTTTAAATGATTTTTAGCCTAAACATATAACTTCTTCTATTGAAAGAGTCTCTGCTTTGGCGGGCGGACTGGGTCAAGTGGCTATGGCTGCGAATTCTGTAAAATCTATTTTTAATGCTTGGAATAATGAAGATTTGTCTTTTGGGGAGAAACTTTTAACTAGTTTTACTGGATTAAGTATGTTAATTCCAAGTTTAATTGGATCTTTCTCCAGTTTGAACACTGCTTTTAATGGAAATTTAGTTTCTATTTTTAGATTAATTGCTGCTAATTAGCTTTATAAAGGAGTTTTAGACCAATAGCTTGGACAGTATAAAATGGAAGCTGTAATTAAATTGGCGAATAGAGCTGCTGATAAAGAGTTGTTTTTATAGAAAATGGCGAATTTAGCAATTTAGGAAGGTTTAATCGCTGAAGAGGAAAAAGAAGCTTATATTATTGCTTTATCTAATAGATTAAAAAAAGAAGGCGCTAATATTGAAAAAATTAGTGTAATGACTAAAATTAAAGCTGCTTTTGCTACAACAATTCAGACATTAGCTGACCATAAGCGGAATGGGACTTTGACTCTTCAAATTGCTTTAGAAACGATTTTAAATGGATTGCATTTAAAGAAAATCGCTATTTATGCTGCATTAGCAGCTGCAGCCATTCTTGTGGTGGGAGCCGTTAAAGCCATAGTAAATGCTATTAATGCTGAAGAAAATGCAATTAACAAAGCTAATGAAAATGTTACTAAATTAACAACAAAATATGAAGAACTTAAAAATGCTGCTGACTCTTTTAAACAGGCAATTTCAGATTATGATAGTGCGGTTAATGCTTTAGATGGATTGGATAAATCTACAAAAGAATATGCTGACGCTTTAGAAGAAGCAAATGAAAAAGCTAGAAATTTAATTGAAACTTATGGGTTATTTAATAATTATAGATATGAAAATGGTTTAATTGTAATTGATGAAGATGCTTTAGCTGAGGCATAGAAACTTATGGAAGCTAGAGAAGAGTCTGCTTATAGACAAATGAATTCTGCAAAAATTTATGCTGAATAGTTGTCTTTAAATAAATGGATTTCACAAGAGAGAAAAGATATACCGCTTGGATCTGTTAATTATACTTATAAAGATGAGTACGGCGATGAATAGACAGCCCAAAGAGGGCTTTACGATGAAGAATTGTTAGATTTAAGCTTAGCAATTTAGGAAGTTTCCGATGGTATTAAACTTGCAGCTTATGAATTAATAGAAAAATTAAGTGAACAAGGAGAGGCTTTAGGACTTTCTCAAATTATTATAGATAATATGAGTTCTGTTATTACAGATGCTGCTATTCCTGGTCTTTATAAATTAGGAGAAAGTGCTTAGGCAGCAGCAGATAAAAATAATTATTATGCAGAAAGTTTTATTAGGAGCAATGTTGGAGAATAGTATTCTGAAGAAATTACCGCTTTAGCTACAGGAGAAAAAGGTTATGATTCAACTCTTGCTTCAAATTTAGAAGCTGCTATTGGAACTGTAGTTGCTAATTAGGATAATATAGATTAGACAATAAATGCGACAGAAAAAATATAGAGAATAATTTCTTCTAATACAACTAATAATGATGCTGGTAATTTCATAGAAAGTAGTATGAAAACATAGTTTAATGCTTATCTTAAAGATTAGAATTTTGAAGATGTATATTCACAAATGTTTAATGGGGCAGAGGTTTCTTATGGCGGAAATATCAATTCTCAAGAAATGATTAAACATGCTCTATTGGCACAAGGAGCTTCTAATATTGTAGTAGTAGACAATAAAAAGGGTGGAAATACTGTTAGTTATACTACTGCTGATGGTCAAAGAGTTACGAATGAAGAAATTACAAATGAAGCTGGCCAAGAGATGTGGGCTAATTAGATAGCTGATTATATTGTTTCTTAGACGATTGATCAATTATCTTCTGAAACTTTAACAGAAGATAGAGCGACTGAATTATTCGGATAGGTTCTAGGCTCTCCAGAAAAATATGGGGCTGATTGGTCAAGTGCTTTTATTAATGCTGTTGCGAATCCTGATCAAGATTTTGATTTTAGTTCAATTTTCCCAGAATTATCTCCTAGTGAAGTGGAAGAGATTAAATAGCGAATTCAAAATGGAGAAGGCGAAAGTTTAATTTAGGAGTTATTTGGTTTAACATCAAATGAAATGGATGAATTAAATATAAATGCAGAAGAATTCTTAAATAATTTCGCAGCTGGATTAGAAGACTATGATTTTGATGTTTATAAAAATGCTGCTAATGCTGCAGGAGAGGCTGAAGCTGAAGCTTTAGACTTGGATGTTGAAGAATTTAAGGCTTATAGAGATTTATTAGCAGAATAGAATGAAGAATTAAAAGAATAGCCAAAATTATTGAATAAAATAGCTTTAGCGCATAAACGATATAATCGAGGCGTCAAAGAAATGATTGATAACCAAGAAGAATGGAATGAATAGATTCATAGTGGAGACCTTGAAAAATAGTCAAAAGCTTTAGCAGCATTTCGCAAAGCAATTTAGGATATTGCTAATATGGACGATGATACTTTTGAAGCTTTAGATCCTAAAGTTCTTGTAGATAATTGGGATTTGTTACAAGAAGGAATTAATGGTAATGAAGAAGCTATGAATCAATGGGAAACTGCTGTTTTTCAATCTTTAAATAAAACAGATAGGGCTTTTAAAGGTTTATCTGATGATATGATTTCTCAAATGAATGACCTTGTTGCTCACGCTGCAAGCTTAGATTTTAGTGGATTAACTCCAGGAGCCTCTATCGACGATGCAGATTTTAATGCTAAATTAAATTCTATGATATTTAGCACAGCAGAAGCTGCTCAAGCGATGTCAGATAATTTAAGCAGTATGGGTGTAGATGCTGAAATTGAAGAGCATACTGTAACGGTCCCTCCAACAGCAGAACTCACTGAACAAAGTGGTAATTATATTTACACTCCTCCTAACTCAACTCCTGTTAATATTCCAATATCAGCTAGCCATGTCGAATCTAGCAGTGGTACAACTTATACTTGGTACACTCTTAAGGGTGCTAAATACAATGGTAAAGGAGTAACTTCTGGAGGAGGTTCTAATAATAAAGGCGGCGGAGGCGGAGGCGGAAAAGCTAAAAAGCCTGAAAAGAAAAATGATTCCGACAAAGAGCGTTATCACACTATCACAAATCAATTAGAAGATCTAAAATCCGAGTATGAAAAAATAGCGGAAGCTTCTGATAGAGCTTTTGGCGCTGATAAACTCGCCAATATGGATAAAGAAATTGCTAAGACAGATGAATTAATCGAAAAGCAAAAAGAATATGTCGATGCAATTAATGAGTATGTTGGTATTGACAAAGCAGTTATGATTGATTTTTGGAATGGTATTGATTCTGAAGGAGACGAAGTTTCATATTTTGAAGATCTTGTTGAGGAATTAAATAAAGAGCTAGATGATAAGATCACGATGCCCGCAATAGAATTTGATGAAAAAGGTAATATTTTAAATTATGATGAATTACAAGATGCTATGTATGATATTTATAATGCGGCAGCTGAAAAATATTCTAGTGACAGTGAAGAGTGGTAGGTATTTGAAAAGCAATATGAATAGTTAGAAAAATATATTGAACAATATGAAGAGAGTTATGATTTAGCTAGAGAAGAAGAGTAGGCTTTATAGGATTTAATTAATCAGCGTTTAGATTTACTTTTAGAAGAAGTCCAATATGAAGTTGAATTAAAACTTAATGTATCTGATGATAGCTTATAGTTAATTGAATTTTAGCTTAATATGCTTGAAGATAATGCTTTTAAGGCTGCAGAAGCCATTGAATACCAAACTAAACAAGCTGAAAATCTTTATGATAAGATGTAGGCTAATGAATAGGGCCTTCGAGACATTCTCGCAACAAGTGATATGAGTGTTAATGAAATTGAACAATTACTTGCAGGAGACCTTTCTGTTTTAAATGATCATACATTTACTGAAGCTCAAATTGAAGCTATCAGAGAATATAGAGATAATTTACTTGATTTATCAGAGGAACTTCAAGAAGTTCGTGAAGAAGTTCAAGAAAGGCTTTTAGATGCTTTTGATGAATGGAATGAAGAACTTGATGAAGGTATTGAGAAATTCGATCATTATAATTCCATAATGGAAAATTATAAGAATATGATTGAAATTGTTGGTAAAGAATATCTCAAGATTGATAATAAGGCCCTCGGCGATTTAGATCAAGCTATGGTTGAAAATAATATTAATCGAGTAAAAGCAACTAAAGATGCTTTAGACGCACTCACTGATACAGAAATTCGTGCCCGCTAGGCATACGAAGATGCGGTAGCTCGCGGCAATGAAAACGATATCCAGTATTGGAAAGAAACTCTTGAGACTATTGGAGACGAAGTTGAATCTGCCGAAGAAGAAATGATGTAGGTTTGGGAGGATGCTCTCCAAGCTGCGGCTGATGCTTTTGAGGCGGCAGTAGAATCTGCGATTGAAAACTTTGAAAAAGCTTTATTGCCTTTTGGTACTTTAGAGGAGTTTTCTGATGCTTATGAAAAACAATAGGAAGTTGCAGAACAATATTTAGATGATTATCAACAAATTTATGAATTAAGTAAATTAAATAGAGATATTGCTAATTCAATGGATGATACTAAATCTATTGCGGGCAAACAGAAATTAAAAGGCTTGATGGATGATATTAATAAGCTCCAAGAGGAAGGAACTTAGTTAAGTGAATATGATTTAGAATATCTCCAAAAGACATATGATTTACGAATGGCGGAAATTGCTCTTGAGGAAGCTTAGAAGGCCAAAGACACCGTTCGTCTTACCAGAGACAATGAAGGTAATTGGTCTTACGCTTATACCACTAATACTGATGCGGCTGATGATGCTGCTTAGAAATATGAAGATGCTCTTTATGCTATGCAGGAATTAAGTTCTGAATATATAGATGAAATGAGCGAACAATTAATTTCTACTTCTTAGGAAATGGAAGAAGCTCTTGCAGCAGTACGCGTAGAAGATTATGCATCTATTGAAGAGTATTATAAAAAGCTTGATGAAATTCAATAGTATTATCTTAACCGCATGGGATATATGCAGGGTGAGATGCAAAAAGCTTTAGATAATAATAAAGCTCTTTATGAGCAAGATTGGTAGAATTATTCTGCAGCTACTGGATATAAGATTAGCGATGATGAAAAGTTTGCCATGTCTTATAAGGATACAGTTCTTGGAACTTTATTTGGCAGTGAAAGTGATCTTGTTGATTTCCAAGAAAGAGTTAATGAAGCTCTTGGCACAAGCGATAGCGGATTAATTGGTGAGCTTTTAGATGCTTATCTATAGTGGTCTTAGAATACTGATGATGCGATGAATGCGGCCGGCACTTCAAGTGAAGATTTTGCCGAAGATATGGATACCGCAGTTCATGGTGAAGGTGGAATCGTAGATAGCTCAACTGCAGCTACCGAGGCTGTTAATAATATGTCAAATCAAATGGTTGCTGGTTTTGATACTATTTCTAGTGCTGTTGAAAGATGGCAAAGTCAAGTTGGAGATGCAGCTGACGCAGTTATTAAAGATTATTTAAATATCGTTTAGGCATATAATTTAATGGTAAATGCTTTAAGTTCAACTTCTGGTAACAAGGTAGCTGAAAGTGATTTGGAAGATATTGTTACTGAAAGTGAAGAAAAAGATGTAGCTTCTGCGGATACTGGTGGATATACTGGGACTTGGGGACCTGAAGGAAAATTCTTATTAGCCCACGAGAAAGAATTAATTCTGAAGCCAGAAGATACACAAAATGTATTATAGGCAATTAAATTAACTCGTGAAATGTTAAATACTATTGACATAAATGCCCAATAGGCTAGCATTGCTTTTGGATCTTTAACTGCGGGAAGTATAAAAGAGACAACTGAAACTGTTTTTGAGTAGTAGGTTCATATTACTGCGGAATTCCCCAATGTTACTGACCATTATGAAGTTGAAGAAGCTCTTAATAATCTTATTAATACATCTTCACAATATGCGAATAGAAAATAATAAAAATAGGGAGTCGTTTAATACGGCTCCCGTTTTTCTATTTGGTCGATATAGATTAATTTGAGACAGAAAAATTTTATAAATATATAGATAAAATTGTGAGAGAAAGGAGGCCCTTAATGAGTAATTATGCTGAAAATATATGCGTAGCAATTGATTAGATTGTGACTTCTCGATTAGAAGGATTATCTTATGATATAACTAAATTATGCACTATTGTTGATGATCGTGAAAAGAATAATGGCAAATATATTGTTACTGATGGAGCTACTAAATTTGATGCTTATTCAAGTGACAATAATTTAAGAGAAGGTAATAGTGTTTTAGTAAATATCCCTAATGGGGATTTTAATATGTAGAAAACTATTATAGGAAAACAAACTGCTACAAATACTCAACCTTTTATTTATACTGCTCCGCTTGAAACCATGATTGCGGTTGAAAGTGATATTACCAGTGAAATGGAAGAAAATGGCAATTAGCTTCGTGCGAATGATCCGGATGAAGGCGAATAGGCCAAGAAGCTATTAACTATCGAGGGCAATGATAATTTTATTGGTTTTACAAGATTAGGCATTTCCGCGGATTTCCAGTCTTGGTTTTCTGGATATGAGGTTTTGTCTGGTCAATATGGTTTAAAGATTTATCTTACCACAAAAGAAACCAATATTACAAATTAGAATGAAAATTCTACTCGAATTTATGAATTAACTTTAAGTAATGATGATATGTATGGTAATCCATACAATTTTGAAACATACTTTAATCAAGAAAAAGTTTTTGATATTTCTAATATTAACAATATTGAAAAAGTTGAAGTTTGGTTTTATTAGAATTAGAACTTTTTAGATGGTAATGGAAATTTAGTTCCATATATGGAAGAATCTGACATCCCAGGTTTAGAGAATGTTAAATTACCATATAATTTATTTGTTGATAATATAAAATTTTATCTTGGGTACGATCAAAATGCATTCACTGAAGATGCTTTAGTTTTATATACCAAAGATCCTTTGACTTATGATAATACATTAGCAACTGAGCAAATTAAAAATATTAGTTTAAGATGGATTCATAAAAAAGAAGATGGAACATTTAAACTAGTTACGGATAAAGATTTAAATTCTAATTTAAAAATAAAATGGTATCGTTACAAGATCGGGGCCCCATCCGCCGACAGTTATTCTGGTGTCTATTGGACTAGTATGGAAAAAGATAATTAGATTTCAATTAGTTTTGATCCAGATATAACTAAAGCGACTGAAGAAATTAAGGCAATTGGATATGTTTATAGCGATGATGGTGTTGTTCAAAATGTTTATTATAGTGATCTTTTAATTTTTGAAAATGAGTATGAAGTCGCTAATTAGCCGACTGTTGATAGAACATAGGCCTTATCTATCCTTTTTGAAGATGAAAGTGATGGAAACTATTTTATTTATAATTAGAATGGTAAATTAACTGATAGCAGCTAGGGCTCTGGGAAAAAGAGAACAATGAAGGTTCTTTTTAAAGGAGCTGAGTTAACTGCGGGAATGGGAGTGCAAGAAATTGTTTGGTATATTCCTTACCGCAATTCGATGATAAAACTTGATTCGAGTTATTATGTTAATTCTAAAACTACAATAGTTGATGGCGAAGATGTTAGACCTATATATGATTATAAATATAAAAGTTATTATGAGATAGCTAGAGATGAAGAGGTTAATCCTCGTTAGACTTATTATATTTATGATTAGTGGTCTCCATCATATGCTAATAATACAATAGCTTGTTATGTTAAAATTAATAATGTAGTTTATGAAACTTATACAGATGTTAAATTTGGAAAAGCTGGAACAAATGGTTCTAATGTAACTTTTTTATTGAACTTTGATTATGGCAGAAATAGTTTGAGCCTTGAAGATTTTTTAGGATAGAATATTTCTTATGGGCTTCAAGTTGGCGGCAATACAGTTGATGTTGCTGATGATGAATATGTACATGTACGAATTAATGAAAATGATGAAATTGGTATTCCTATTGCTTTTGGTTAGCTTAATGATGCTGAGGTTTAGGTATCCGCCCATTTATACGATGCTGCTGGAGTTGATTTAAATTTAGATCAATTATTAAAAGAGGAAAATTCTAAATTACAAATAAAATGGAGTTGGAAAACCTCTGGAGATGATACTTCTGGAGCAGAGAGAGTTTCTAACCAAATGATTATTAATGAGTCTGATGATGGAGATGTTTCAAAAAGAAAAATCTCTTTAAAAGGCGATATTGAAAAGAATATTAATAATAATTATAATATTCTTAAAGCTACATTAAGTGGTTATGGAGACTATGGTTATGATTTAATATCTTATTTACCAATTCCCATAAAGACAAAAAATGAATATAATTATATTAGTGGAGCCAAAGAGGTTATTTATGACCATTAGGGAAAACCATCTTATTATAATGGAGTGTACAACTTATATAAAGATAATGCTGAAAAAGAAATAGGATTAACTTGGGGAATTAAAAGTGGTTTGAGCGATTCTGCAAGTGTTGATGTAAAATCTTATTTACCATCTTTAAAGCCCACTGAAAATGGATATGGCTTATCAGCTAGTACATTTTATTTAAAAGGATATAATGATTAGGTTTGTGTTTATTGCGAAAAAAATGGAGAAATTCTTTGGAGTCAACCTGTTTTAATTATACAAAATCAATATGATTTTTCAATGTTGAATGAGTGGAATGGCGACTTGACAATTAACAAAGAAAAAGGTACAATATTATCAACGATGTTGGGCGCGGGTCGTAAAAATGATGATAATACATTTTCTGGCGTATTAATTGGCGATGTAAGAGATGGCACTGAACAAGAAGGTGCTGATGAAATGACTGGAGTTTATGGACTCCATAAAGGTGTCATTTCATATGCTTTGAAAGAAGATGGAACTGCCACATTTGGCGAAGCCAATAGAGGACAAATTTTGATCAATACAATACAAGACGATAAATTAACAAGTTAGATTACTAGTGCTAATTATTTAAAAGGAAATACTGGTTTATTAATTGACCTTGACGATGGTGTATTGGATATTAGGAATAAAGATACATATCATAAAAAAGTTTCTAATAAAAATGTTAATGAAAATAATTATAATAATTATTATGTTAAAAATGATGATGGAACATATTCAATCCCGACAGAATACAAAGAATCAATTTAGTATTATGAACAAGATTTAACAATTTCATAGGCTAATATTCGATTAGAACCAAATAATGAAAAAAAACCTTATTTTTAGATAAAGAGCGCAGAAGGAAAATCTTTAATTAATATAGGAACTGATGATTACTTTTTACAATCTGATAATTATGGGTTTGACGATAAAGGAATGAAAATTAATTTAAATAATGGTAGTATTAACTCTTTTAATACTACAGGGTCTATTACTATTTAGCCAAATGATCCTTTTCTTTAGGTAACGATCCCGATACGGAATGGAAATGAAATTGAAAATAGAAATATTATGTATATGGGAACTAACAATTATTTTTTATAGTCTGCAAATTATTTAGGAAAGCCCATATAGAAATATTTTATAAAAGATAATAATAAATATTATATATATGAATATAAAAAAGGTTCCAATAAGACTTTATATGCTTTATTTGACAATTAGTTGTATGATTTCAAAATGCCGGACTCCCCTAAACAAGAAAGCGATGGAGAAATAAGTAATATTGATAATACCACAGTTTCAATAAAAACTACATTCTCAGAAGATGAAAAAAAATATACTGTGCCAGAATACGATAGTGATGGTAACTCAACAGGAAAAACAGAAGAAAAAACTTATACTGATGCACAAATGATTGCGAAAATTAAATCTACAATGTATCCTTCTACAATTTTGTCACAAAAACAAGGGTTAAAAATAGATTTAAATTCAGGGATTATTCACGGATATGATCTTTATTTAAAAGGAATGAAATCAAAAGGCGATGAATCTAAATTTATACTTTTAGATAGTGGCGCAAATACTTATCCATTCCAAATTGGTCCTAACTTTAAAGTAAGCTGGGATGGAGAATTGACTTGTGATTCTATAAAATATTTAGGAAATAGACCAAATTCTGGTAATTATGTTATTAATATTGCAGATAACTTTGTTGTTAATTCAAGCGGTGGAGGTAGTGCTCCAGGTTTAAGAGTTGGTAGTGCTGGATTTGCAGGGATAGCCAATGGTCTTGCTGGATATCAAATAACAAATATGCCTACCTATTCAGGATATGCTGTCATACGTTAGGAATATAAACCTTTTACAGCTATAATTTAGGGGGAGCGAGTACAGTGTTTTGCTACATTACCTACGGGTGTCGTTTTCAATGTAACTGGAGGCGGTGCTTATTATAAAGTTTTAGCTCCGGCTTCAGAAAGCTAATAAAGAGAAAGGAAAATTTTAAATAATATGAATCAATTAATAAAAATATATAATACATTAACTACAATTTCAACTAAAGGTGAAGACACCCTTACGATGGCAGACTGTCTTCGCGCCCTTCGCCAATATATTTTAGAAAATCAAAATAATGAGGTTGAAAAAACTGAAGAATAAAAGGAGTGAAAGCAAATGGAAAAATTATTTCCCCCTTTAATAGAGGGAGCTATTCCAGCTTTTTATCCTGAAGAAAACGGGACAATTAAAATAATTGTCCCGTTTTCAATGAATCGAGCAGTCGGTGCAGTTCAGGTAAAAGGTTTTGCTTTAAAAGCAAAAACTGTTCAAAGCACTACTTATTTATTCACTTATAAACAAGAAGATACTAATAAATTTAACATGGAAGATTCTTGCTATGCCGAATTTGAAGTATCTCCAGAAGATATAGATAAATTAAAAAAAGGACAGTTTTATAAATTTCAATTAGCTTATATAGACATTGATGGAATCATAGGCTATTATTCTACTGTTGGAGTCGCTAAATATACCACTAAACCAGAAGTAGCAATTCAAGGTTTAGAACACGGTATAATTAATATGCATAATTATGAATATATGGGAACATATAGTCAAGAGAATGGGGATATAACTGAAAGAGTTTATTCTTACCAGTTTGATGCTTATGACTCATATAATAATTTAATTGCAACTAGTGGAGAGCAACTCCATAATAGTTCAAATGATGTTGAAATTAATCAATCTTATGATAAATTTATTTTAGCACAAGATTTAGAAATAGATAAATCATATTATATAAAATATACTGTTAATACAAATAATGGACTTACAATCTCTTCTCCTCGGTATCGTATTATGCAAAAAATATCCATTGAGCCAGAAATTAAAGCGACTTTATCAGCCTCTTTAGATTTTGAAAATGGATATGTAAATGTAAATTTAAAAGGTGATAAGGACGAGTGGGGAATGGAAACTCCTGCGACTGGAGCTTTTTTACTTACTCGTGCTTGTGTAGATACAGAGTATTCGGTTTGGGAAGAAATTTCTCGTTTTAAACTTGCTGCTCAAGTTCCTTCAAGGTAGCTTTGGAGAGATTTTACCGCAGAATAGGGTAAAACTTATGTTTATGCTTTATAGCAATATAATGATAGAGGACTTTATTCAAATAAAATTTTATCTAATGAGGTCTATGTGGATTTCGAACATGCTTTTTTATTTGATGGAGAAAGATAGCTTAAAATAAAATATAATCCAAAAATGACTTCATTTAAAAGTAATTTACTTGAAACTAAAGTAAATACGATTGGAGCAAAACATCCTTTTATTTTTAGGAATGGCCAAGTAAATTATAAGGAGTTTCCAATTTCAGGGCTAATTTCTTATTTAATGGATGAAGAACATTTATTTATGAACGAAGAAGAGTTCATGATTGAAGAAAAAACGACAAATTTAATTGGATCAAATATTGCAGCCGAACGTACTTTCAAAATGAAGGTGCTTGAATGGCTAACAAATGGAGAGCCTAAAGTGTTTAGATCTCCAAGTGAAGGCAATTATATAGTCCGATTAATGAATTCTTCTTTGTCTCCTAATGACACTTTAGGAAGAATGTTGCATACTTTTAACTGTACTGCTTATGAAATCGCCGATTATACTTATGAAAATTTAAATAAGTATAATTTTATTCATCTTAAAGACCCAGAAGTAGCAACATTAAGATTTGAAACAGTTGAATTTAAAAACATAACTAAAATAAAGAAAATAGATAGTGATTCTTATGTTTAGATAAACACTCATCCAATTACAACAGTTCGTTTGAATGATTTTTATCCTGGAGATATGATTCAAATTTGGCCAACCGATTATGAAAAAGATATGATTGAAATTAAAATTGGAGTAACTGGAAGTTATTATATTGATTTAGGCGTTGAAATTAAAGCTTTAAAAGTTCCAGCAGAATTATTTAAAATAAATACTATTACTAAAGTGATGAGCGCTCCTCCGCAAGACAATAGTATTTTTTATGAAACATTAGAAAATGGTCAGTATTTATGGTATATAGATACCGTTTAGCCTCTTCGGCCAAATGCCTCTATGACTTATAGTTTTTATAGTATTGCTCAAAATCAATTTGATAAGATTAATAATGTAATTGTTTCAGAAGTGCCAGGTCGTTAGTTTATTGGCGAAACTGATATAATTAGAGAATTAGAATAGATCCCATATTGGAACACTGGTTTATACAAAGATAACCCAAAAGTTGATATATTAGAATTTTATACTATTAATGCCCGCAAACGCTCAATTGAAAAAGCTAAATATAAAAATGGAAAATATTATAATTTAGAAGAAACTTAGGAATTAGATGTTGATCCATTTACTTTATATGCTATTGGGGAATGGATTAATACCGATAATGAAGATTCTTGGGATGAAAACTTAGAACCAAATGATTATTTTAGGCCAGGATATAAAAATCAAAGATACCGTATAGATTATTATATGGATTCGTTTAATGATAAGCGAATTGAAGTTTCTAATTATGATCCATCAATTTATATTAATGGAGCTCAAAATTCTTTACGCGAAACTATTGATTTTAATATGATGCGTCCAGGAAAATTAAATTCTTTATTGGTGGGCAATGGGACTATGGTAGAAATTGCTTATTAGATTCGAACAATTGATTATTCTATTGAATATAACGATAATTGGAATACTGAAAAGAAAAAAGAAATTTATCTTAATTATTGTAATTAGCTAAATAATCTTTTATCTGAAGAAAATCTTAATAAAATCAATTGGGACGATGAAGAAGAAGTTAATAATCTTTACAATCAAGAGAAGATTTATCGTAATTCAATTAAAGAATCTTATAATAATTATATTTGTACTTTAATTGATGACCAAGAGGCAGAAAGGGTGGCTGAAGGTAAATTATGATGAAGAACCCTTTATTAGATAGAGAATTTCTCTTTGAGTTAGACCAATAGAAAGAAAGAGAAATATTTGCACGAATTACTGCATTAACCCATGAAGAGCTTCCTATTGAATTCATTGAGGGTAAAGTTACATCAGGTTCAATTAATGTAGATGGCCAGTCGGCCGTCCGCAGAACTTGTCAGTTATCTATGGTAGCACAAGATGTTAATATTAATGACTTCTATTGGGGGTTAAAAAATAAATTTCGTCTTGAAGTGGGATTAACAAATAAAATAGATTCCAATTACCCAGATATTATATGGTTCCCGCAAGGGCTTTATGTAATTACATCTTTTAGTACCAATTAGTCCACTAATAATTATACAATTAATATTAGCGGTAAAGACAAAATGTGTTTATTAAATGGAGATATTGCGGGAGCCCTTCCGCATTCTGTTGATTTTGGGGTGGAAGAATATTATGATACTGATGGATATACTCATTATACTGATATTCCTATTATTACAATTATCCGTGAAGCAGTTTAGAATTATGGTAATGAGCTTGCTTAGAATATTGTAATAAATGATATAGAAGATTCTGGTGTTGAAGTCCTTGAATATCGTGGAGATAAACCTATTTATTTATTTAGAGAGGTTAATTCTGATGTTTTTGTAAATATGACTTTAAATTCAAAATAGAACTGTATAATTGAGTCTTCTGGAATTTCTACAGTGGTTAGTGATGAAGCTAATATTAAGTATGATAATTTAATTCAAGAAGATTTAATTGATGGTATTATTCCACCTACAGAAATAAAATTATCTGAAAAAGGAAATAAATACACAATAGCAAAAATTGAGTATGGAAATATTCCTGGATATAGATTAACCGATTTGACTTATGCGGGAGATTTAATTGCCAATGTAGGAGAAACTTTAACTTCTGTATTGGATAAGATTAAAAATATGCTTGGTGAGTTTGAATATTTCTATGATATTGATGGAAGATTTATTTTCCAGAAGAAAAAGAATTATGTAGATGTTCCTTGGAATCCGCTTGGAGAAACTGATGAAGTGTTTGCAGAAGCCCAGGTTAATGGAGCTTCAGCTGAATATAGTTTTACTGATAGCTAGTTAATTACTTCTTTTTAGAACACTCCAAATTTATTAAATTTAAGAAATGATTTTAGTGTTTGGGGAAAAAGAAAAATAGATTCTGATGTTGAATTACCAATTCATATGAGATATGCTATTGATAAAAAACCTACTGAATATACTACTATTCGTTTTGAAGATAATAAAACTTATACTTCTGATGAATATGATTGGCGAGAGCTGATTTATCAAATGGCAAAAGATTATCGTAAGCATTACCATGATGATGATTTTCTTTATAGAATAGCATCTTCGAATCCGCAGTATCCAGACGGCCATACCGGCTATGAACAATATTATGTTGATATGGAGGGCTTTTGGAGAGACATTTATAATCGTTTTGAGAGAGACGAAGATAATCAAAGAAATGTTTTAGAAGTTTTTAAAGAAGAAAATTATTGGCGAGATCCCGCAGAAAAAACTTATGGATGGTCAAAGACTGTAACTGATGCTCCAGAAAGTCTTCTCTTTTGGTTTGATTTTTTAGATTCTGAAGACGGTGATTTAAGTAAATATTCTATCCCTGTTGTGGGGGCGCGGACTAAAGCGGTTAATGATAATGATGTAAATGCTATATATTATAGAGAAATTCCAACTGTTTTATTTAAATCTCCAAATGATAAAGATTATGAGGTTTAGACTGGATATACTTATGTAAATATTCAGCCTTATATGGAAAATTTATTTATTATATCTTCAAAACGTAAATCTGCAAAAGAGGCTATTGAAGAAATGTTATATAAATATTCTTATTGTATTGAAAGTGTAAATATTCAAACAATCCCAGTTTATTACTTGGAACCTAATACAAGAATAAAAATTAGAGATAATAACAGTGGAATTAATGGTGAATATATAATTAGTAAATTAACTATTCCATTAACTTATAATGGGATGATGTCAATTACTGCAACTAAAGCAGTAACGAATATAATATAAGGAGGAAAAGGAGAATGGCGAAATAGGTTAGACAAGTTCGCTTTTACGGTTCTAATGAATCAAATAAAAATTATCCTAATGGAGTTTCACATGCGACCTTAGCCTCAGGAAGTGCATTTCAAAAATATGTTCCTGCTATTTAGCTTGGTATCTAGTCTTTACCGGGCACTAAATTTTATTTAAATAATTCTAATAATCCTATAATAATAGGATATACTGGAATTTATGAATTGGATTTAAATGGGCTATCTGAAATCACTTCTTTAAAAATTGATGCTCAATCTTTAAATATGATTAGTAAAAATGCTAATGCTTATTTAATAGTGGATATTATTTATGAGGACGGTGAAGGTTAATTATGGGATTTTATGGTAATATAACTAATACATCAAGAACTCAATTCTAGTTTGATCGAATTTACTCAAGTCGAGTAGAAATGGATACTAATAAATTTAAAGATGGAATTTATGCTGGAAGATATGTTCTTGTTGAATATGACCAAGCAACTAATTTATAGTTAGATACATTTTTAAGAGTTTATTTTAATGGAGATATAGCTTATACTTCTTCAAGCTTTGAAGCGAATACAGTTGTAACAGTAGGAGATATGAAGAAACGTGAAAACCCTTATGTCTATACTGCTGATACAAATAAAAATCCTTCTAATGGTTTAGTTCCTACTGAATGTGTTTTTTATATTTGGAAAGAAGTTGTTGGACAAAGGGATTCTGATGCTGCGAAATTTGAACACGCAATAGAATCAAGTTCTAATTATACTATAAACTATAATATAGATACTAAGCATTATGGTGAAGGCCGTGGCTATGATTCGACAGTATGGCAAAAAACTTATATTGATAATATTGAAAAATATATTATGATCGCAGAGCTTAACACTGTAGTTCCTACTTTTGAAGTTTCTGCGGATGCTCCTACAATGAATCCTATTACCCCACATTTTGACGCAGGCAGTACTGATGTTTATTATAAACTTCATTATCAGCCTCAATGGGGGTTTAGGGTTAAAGGAACTGATATAAATACTATAGCTAATATAGTATCTGAAGGCAAGCTTACAGAAGAAACTATAAATATAAAAACAGATAGTTCAATTGATAAAGAATCTTACCCTTCTGATTATAATATCAGATACAAATGGTCTGAATATGATCCTAAAACTGGGGTTGGAACAAATACCGAAATTGAGTATCCTGCTGCGATTTATTATAATAAAGCTGGTCTTGAACCCGCAGTCCGTACTTATTATGAAGGACATGAAGATGAAATTTCTATTCTTCCTACTGGCTTGAGTGGAAATAAATATAATAATCATGACGGGACTAATAGCACATCTGAGCAGGTAGACATTCAAGAGCTAAAAATACTTCTGCCTGCTATTGGTAATATGGTATCTGATGCTTGGGATATTGTATATGGATATGATCCAAATAATGAAAATAAGAGATATAGAGATATTGCTTGGAAAGATGCTTATGATATTGAGCATGATGACAAAAATCATAATGCACAAGATGATACTATAGGCGGGATGACTCGTGATTTAGAAACTTTAGCTGGTTGTATTAATACAGTCCATGATTTAATTGGAATGATTGTTACTGAAACTAAGCCTAAAGAGTTATCTGAAGAAGAGTATAATAAAAAATATATTTATATGGTGACAAATGAAGATGGATCAGTTGTCTATCAAAGAATTTTAAAATAGTCTACTTATAGTATTGTTGATATCAGTGATTTTTAGTCTGCTTATAATAGTTTTTTAAATCGACCTTTTCCTTCAACTCAAGAAAAGAATAAGGCTTATGAAAAATTATTTGAAAATTTTAAAGAGGAAAATTATTATATTCAAAATGAGGATGGAGAGTATGTATACATTAATATTAAAGCTCTTCCAGAATATTTGGATAAAATAATTTATACAGATGATTCTCACACTTATGAGTATATAGAAATTCAAGGTTTAGAAAATCATCTTTTAACAATTTTAGGCTCTTTAATTGATTGTCGCAATCTTTTAGGAACTGATACTCCCGCCACTACAGATAGAGATACTGTTTAGGGTGCAATTAATGCTTTGAATTCAATTATTGATAAATTTAAAGATGCTGTCCCTGGACAGTTTGTTTTTGTTGATAAAGATGGAAAATTAATTTCTGTAAATTGGACTACAGAATAGCCTCTTAGTTGGATCAATTACGGCAACTCTACTAAAGGAAATAGTCCCGAGATAGAGAATAGATTTATTAATTTAAGTTTTAATTTAGATAAAAATTTAATTAATTTAACTCATAGATATAATTCCATTAGTAACACAGAGACTAAATCTGATAAGAATAATTCTGAAGGTAATGGTAAAAATGTTGGTATTGGTGATACTTTAAAATTATATGCTCCAATAGTTGATAATATGGGCCATATAATTGGCTATAATGAAGAAGAAGTTGTTTTACCTTACGGGTATAAAACTATTAAAGTAGAAAATACTGAAAGTGTAGAAGAGCCTGCTATTGATATTATTGAAGAAGGACAAGTGGCAGATAGTACTCAAGATGATTTAACTTTTAAGGCTTCTAATAGATGGATTAAAATAGATAATAGCGATGAAGATACTGTTAAATTGGGACATAGACTTGGAAAATTTGCGGAAGGCACTAGTGCGAATGTTTTATATGGATTACTCCAAGACGAAGATCCTACTTCTAATTTAAATGAAGATAATAAGTTTGAAGTTCCTTGCTTATCTTTTGATGAGGCTGGACATATTACTGAAGCGCGCACTCACATAGTAACTTTACCTGAAAATTATAGTACAATAAAAGTAGAAATTCCTGAAATGTTTCAAGAGGAAGATATAATTAAAGGTACAGCGGCAACAATTACCGCTGAAACTATGACAGACACTTTAGCTTTTAAGCAGGGCAATAAATGGGTGGTACTCCAAGGGCATGATGATGGAGAAGATCCAAAAGATTATGATAGTATTACTTTAAGTCACTATGTTAAAAAATTTAAAGAAAATGATGAATTAACAGATTTTAATAATAGTGAAAATAAAACATTTTCAGTTCAAGAAATTGAGTGGGATGAAGCTGGTCATTTAACCGCAAGTAATAAACATAGTTTTACTTTGCCTGACAATTTTAAAATTATTGCCATTACAAACAATGGGTTTGAAAATAATAATTTTAATGAATTTAAAGAAAATGAAGATAAAACTACTTATCTTTTAGAAGCAGATACTTTAGTCGATACTGCTACGATAGATACCGGCAATAGGTGGATTCAGTTAAAGGCGAATACTGATGAAGATAAAGTTACTATTTATCATGCTCCCGCAGGTGTTGCACCTTCTGGGAATACCACTTTTGATAATGATGAAACTCCTAATTATGGTGATACATTTACTATCCCAGAAGTAAAATATGATGAAGCAGGACATATTTCTGCGGTAGAAACTCATACTGTTAAGTTCCCTCCCCCAAGCATTAATGAGAATTTAATTGCTACTGAATCGAGTGTTTTAACTGGAATCCAGTTGGTTCCTAGCACTTTGGCAATTACTTAGGAGCATGCCAATGTAGGAACTTTAAAGTTGACAGATTATAAGTACGTTGATACAAATGGAAAAGATGGAGATATTACATCTACAAATTCTATTAATGAAGCATTTAGAATTCTTCAAAGCAGAATTAATAAAGAAGAAGATAGACTTACTCTTTTAATTGGGGATAATAGTAAAATTTAGCAAGCTTTTGACACTATTGGAGAAATATCTGAATGGCTTGGAACTAATGCTAATGAAATTATTGATAATATTACTACATTAACCGCTAATGATGCTACAGAAGGCTCTGTCGCATATGCAATAAAGCAAGAAGCTGATAGAGCTAAAGATGTTGAAAATGAAATTAATGGAAAAATTGAACAAGAAATTGAAGATAGAAAAGAAGCCGATGAATAGCATACTACCGATATAAGAATCAATACTGAAGCAATTTCTGTTATTAATAATATTCTTCCTAATAAATTTGATGAAAACACTTTATTTAATTGGGGATATTAGAGAGTTGAGACTCCTGGCTCTGAAACTGAAATCATAGATGGAGATCCAGTTCTTGATGCAGAAGGTAATCCTACTTATGATGAAGAAGGAAATCAAATCTTTGAAAAAGTTGAGCAAGTAAAGAATTTTGTAACAATTAGTTATGAGCCTTATTAGACAACAATTCAAAATATTTTAAATGAAATTTTAGCTTATCATAATGATTTAAGAGCTATTGGTCCTGATAATGGAGATAAAATTTACACAGATTAATTAACAAAATTACCCTAACTTGATAGGCCAAGTTAGGGTAATTTTTTATATATAAATTTCAATCATATTGGAAGACAAAATTGAAAGGAGAAATATTTCTATGGCTTATATTAAATTTTAGCGTGGTAGTTTAGCTGCTTATCAAGCATTAACCTCTTACGATGACAATACTTTATATTTTGTTACTCCTGAGAATGGCGAAGGTACTGTTGGTCGCTTATATTTAGGTGATAAGTTAATTAGTGGTGGAGACGTAGTTCTTCAATTTGCTAATTTAAATGACCTTGCTGACGTTATTGTTGATGGCGCTGGAACTGGTGACTTCCTTGTTAGAAATGAGGCTGGTAAATGGGTTCCTAAGACTGCCGCAGATGTAGCTAAAGAAGTTCTTGAAACTTTAAAATTACATAAGACTCTTGCCTATGATGCTGAAGGTGCTCTCGGCATTGCTGGATTTGATGGTGCCGAAAATGGCGCTCAGTTAATGAAGAATGATGCTGGTGAACTCGTTTGGGTTAAACCTAGCACTGAGACTGTTGAAGGTATTTAGACTACTGTCGCTGGTTTACAGAGCAGTGTTGAAACTCTTGATGGCGAAGTTGACGCAGTTGTTGAAGATGTAACCGCTCTTAAAGAGCGTGCTGATGCGGTTGAACAAAATCTTGCAGCTCTTGAAGCTGAAGTTGGCAACCCCGCTGATGGTGAGACTCCTGCTTCTGGACTTTATGCTGAACTTGAAGTTCTTGAAGGCGTTGTTGATACTAAAGCAAATGCTGCTGATGTATATACTAAAACTGAAGCAGATGCTAAGTTTGAAACAATTGAAAAAGTTGCTTTAAAAGCAGATAAAACTTATGTTGACGATGAGTTAGCTAAGAAAGCTAATGCTGCTGACGTTTATGCTAAAGGCGAAGTTGATACTCTTATTACTAATGCTATTGCTAATGCTGAGCACTTAAAGAGAAAACTTGTTGATGTCCTTCCTGCAGTTGGAGAGGCTGACGTCCATACTATTTATATGGTTCCAAAAGAGGGCGGAGCTGATCCCGATGTGCGTGACGAATATATGGTCGTTGATGGTGCTTGGGAGAAGATTGGCGATACTGCTGTAAATCTTGATGGTTATGCTACTGAAACTTATGTTACTGAAGCTATCAAAAATAAGGCTGAAATCGGAGCTTCTTATACCAAGGCTGAAGCTGATGCTCTCTTAGAGGGTAAAGCCAATGTCGGCGATGCTTACACTAAGGCTGAAGCTGATGCACTTTTAGAGGTAAAAGCTAATATTGTTGATGTAGAAGCCGCTCTTAATGGTAAGGTTGATAAGGTTGAAGGCTCTCGTTTAATGACTGAAGCCGAAGGTACTAAACTTGCTGGTATTGCTGGAGGCGCAGAAGTTAATGTTATTAACGCTGTAAGTGAAGAGTTCGAAATTGGAGAAAATCGTACTCTAGCTCTTAAAGGTATTGTCGCTTCTAAAATTGTTGACTTAGAATCTCTTCTTAACGCAAAAGCTAACCAGGCTGATGTTGAAGCCCTTGGTGATCGTGTAACTGCTCTCGAAGGTTATATGACATGGACTGAAATGGAAGAGCCTACTGTCTAATTTAATTTAATAAAGGAGATATACTATAATGGCTGATAAAACTATGTTAAATTTTAAATATGGTATTTTTTCACGCTTACCTGAAACTCAAGTTCCAGGTACCGTGTATGTCACTGCCGATGAAAAGGCAATGTACGTTGACTTACCTGCCGTTACTGCTACTGATGGTTCTACCATCGCCGCAGACCGTATTCGTGTAAGTCAAATTATTGTAAAAAATAGTTCCAGAGATGCTGTTCCTCCATTTAGTGAAGATGCTTTTTACTACTTCGTAGAAGAAAATGCTCTTTTAAAATGGATTCCTGCCGCTGGCGATGTTGCCGCACATTGGAAACAGATTAATAGCGTTTCTGATGTAACTGCTAATTTAGAAGCTCTTACTCAACGCGTTGCCGCAAATGAGACTTCTATTACCACTTTAAATGGCACTGTTGCAGGGCATACTACTGCTATTGGCGAAAATGCTGCTGCAATTGTTGAAAATAAGGCTGCTATTGAGTCTAACGACACCGATATTAAGAATCTCCAGGATGCTCTTGCTGAAACTAATAGAAATGTTGCTACCAACACTACTGCCATTGGTGATGCTAATTCTGGCTTAGTAAAAGGTGTAGCCGATAACCTTAGTGCTATTAATGGATTAACTACTAGAATAGGCACTGCTGAAACTGATATTGACAATCTTGAAAAAGCTATCGGTGATGCTTCTAGTGGTTTAGTAAAAGATATCGCTGACAATAGAGCTGCTATTGAAGCAAATGATGGAGATATCGCAGCTAATGCTGAAGCTATTGAAGCTTTACAAACTGCACTTGGTGGTGCTGATTCCGGTTTAATTCAAACCGTTAATAGCCATACTACCTCTATTAATAATCTTACAACTAATAAAGTTGATGTAACCGCCTATAACGAAAAGGTTGCTGAAATTGAAGGCGATATTGATGATTTAGAAGCTGCTATTGGTGATGCTAATTCTGGTCTGGTAAAAGATATCGCAGATAATAAAGCTGCTATTCAAGAAAACGATGCCGATATCGCAACCAATGCTGACAATATCGGTAAAAATGCTACCGCTATTGGAAATCTTCAAACCGATTTAGGTAATTTAAATACTCGTGTTGGTACTGCCGAAGGCGAAATTGATACTCTTCAAACTGATTTAGGGAATTTAACTACTCGCGTTGGTACTGCTGAAGGAGAAATTGACACTCTTCAAAGTGAAATGGATGCAGTTGAGAAGAAGGCAGCTGATAATGCTACAAATATTGGTAATAATGCTACTGCTATTAGTGGTTTAACCACTAGAATGGGTACTGCTGAAGATGCAATTGACCATTTAGAGGCTTTAGTTGGTACTTTACCTGCTGATGCTACTCAAGATAATGTTGTTGATTTTGTTATCGCTCAGATGGAAGCTGCTGATGCGATGCATTATATCGATGGTATTGATGCTTATACCGATCTTCCTACCACTGGTGTTGAAGCTGGTGACACTTATGTTGTAACTGGTGATTTCGCATATGGTGGAGAATCTTATTATGCTGGTGATCTTTTAGTCGCCGCTGCTGACCAGGGCAATGCTGATTCTTATGCTGGTGGATGGACTCATGTTAAGACTGGTTATCAGGCTAATCAAGAGGCTAAATTAACTGGCGCTGGCAATGCAATTAAATTAACCAGTTATACTAATGTTGATCTTGGTACAATTAATGTTGTTGCTGAAGAAGGAAGTGCTCTTACTGCAACCGTCGATAATAATACTCTTACTCTTGGTATTGAGTGGGGCTCTTTCTAATTTAAGGTCAAATTAGATTAAAAAATAAACCTATAATTGTAAATCCTTACGAGGATGAAAATTTTATTATGGGGAGGATATTTTCATATCCTCCCCATTTTTTTATTATGATAGAAAGGAGAATTTAGATGTCAGAATTAAATACCAAAGGAACTGTTTTTAGACCTGTTGAATGTACAGAAACAGCTATGAAAACTTCTGTCCCTGTAGACGGTTTTGTTTATTTTGCGACCGATACTGGTAGAATTTATTTAGGGTCAAATGGTTCTTATCTCCCTATGGGAGGAGGCAATTCTGGAGTCTTTTATGCTACAAAGACTATTGATGAAACTACAATTGAAAAGCCTATTTTTTCAGCTGATGATATTGAAAGTGATGAAATGCCTTCAGTAGATGATTTAATTATCAATTTAGGCTTAAATGTTGATTATAACGGTTTTTATCGTGTAGTTGATATTATCTCCGAAACCGAAGTTTTAGCTAATTATTTGCCTGTTGGTGGAGGCGGAAGTTCTAGCGGCGGAACTACTTCAGGTAGTGCTGCAATTTCTTATGTAAGCCCCACTTTAAATCAAATTTAGAATGGAATTACTATTTTAACAGGTAATGACTATAGTATTACTTATTAGTTTGATGCTAAAGACGCTTCTGGAGAAGATATAGTTCTTCCTGGATTAGGTACTTGGATTGTTAACGGAGTGGAAGTTGCTTCTCAACAAATTCTTGTTGGACGACATACTTATACAATATCATCTAAATATTTTGATCCAAATCTTGAATATAATAGCATAAAGCTAAATATTACAATTGATACTGGCGGAAATATTCCTAGTAAAACTTCTAAGACCTGGTAGATTAAAGTAATTAATTTTAAATTAGAATGGCCTTATACATATAGCGAAAAATCATATATAAATGATGAAACTTTTTCTTTATCTTTTACCCCTTATGGAAGTATTGATTGTACTGCTCATATTGTATTTGACAACTCTTATGAACCAGAGGTAAGTTATTTCACTAGATTTATTAAAGCTTCAGAAACTAATAAAGTGGTTTATTCAGATCTTATTCCTAGTTTCCCATATGGAGCTCATACTTGTGAAATCTATTTAACAGCAGAAATTGATGGAACATTACATACCTCTAATTCCATTAAAAATGAAATTACTTTTATATTAGATGGAACAACTTCTATCTTAACAGTACCTTATTATAAGGATACCGCAAATCAATATGAGACTTTAAATATTCCATTTTTAGTTTACGACCCTGATGCAGAAAAAGTAAAAGTTAATTTTTATGCAGATGGAGTTTTAATTGATACTATGGAGTGCGATAGGAGCTTACAGTCTTGGCCTTATAGTATTACTAATTATGGTAATGTAACTTTAACAATTGCTACTATAAACAATGAAGCTAAAAAAGATATAGAATTAGCAGTTAGTAAATTAAATTTAGACATTTCAGAAGTTTCTGGATACGCTTTTAAATTAAAAGCCACAGACTTTTCAGGAAATGAAGGCCTTCGCAATTGGAATTCTAATGGAGTAACTTTAGAATTTTCGGATAATTTTGACTGGATTAATGGTGGTTTAAAATTTGAAGAAAAGAAAAATGGTATAATTAATAAGTATATTTGTGTTCGTCAAGGCACTCGAATGACTATTAATTATGAATTGTTCAATAAAGGAAATCCAAGTGGAGCTGGAAAAGTTTTTAAGTTCTGTTTTAAAGCAACTAATTGCTACGACTATGAAGCTCCTGTCTTAGAATGCTATGAGGAAGCTGCTAATTTAGGTTTAAAATATGATGCTCAAAAAGCAATATTTTCAACTAATATTAATAAAAATTTTAATACTTAGTATTATGAAAATTCTTATATTGAGTTAGAGGCTGAAATTTGGCCTGATGTCAAAGATAGCGCTGATGGAAATATTAAAGGCGATAGATTTTTGATGTTCTGGATTGATGGAATTCCTGTAAAAATAGAAGCTTATACCTCTGGCACTAATTTTAAAAATGTTAATAACTATCCTAAAATTGTCATTGGTTCTGATCTTTGTGATGTATATGTTTATACTGCCAAAGTTTATGAGCGTCGTTTAACTGAAGATGAGCATATAACAAACTTTATTATGGACGCTCCTAATGGTACTGAATTATTAGAACGTTATAATAGAAATAATATTTTAGGTCCAAATGGTGATATTTCTTATGAGAAATTAATCCAATAGAATCCTAATTGTAGGGCTTATTTATATGAGGTCCCGCATGTGACCTAGAATAAAGATGACAAAGTAAAAGGATGCACCTATACTGAATATTATTAGACAACTGATAAGCCTATTAGAAAAGCAACTGATGTTGTCACTAGAGTTCAAGGTACTTCATCTGCAGCTTATGGTGTGGCTGCTTTTAATTTACGTTCTGACTTTAGCGATGGTATAATTTTAGATGAAAATGGCTATTAGATTGATGGATGGGGCGTTTCAGATACCTCCATTCCTATTGATTATTTTTGTACTAAGGTTAATGTAGCATCTTCTGAAAATGCTAATAATGTAGTAAATCAAGAATGGTATAATAAGTTTTAGCCATATCACGATGCTCATAGAAGAAAAATCAGAGATGATGGAAAATTATATCGTGACTGTATGGAATTTAATTCCGGAGTTGTCTTTATAAAAGACTTAAATACGAATGACGAATATTATAAAGATGGAAAACCAAATACTGGAGCTTATCTCGCGGCTAATGCCTTTTTAGATACTGATAATTATGTTAATAGCCCTTATTATAAATAGTACGCTATTGGTAATATGGGAAATGACAAAAAGAATAGCGAAGTTTTCCATGATATAACCAATCATAATGCTTGTTGCGTTGAGGTTACAGATAACCAAACTGCTGAACAATTTATGACAGTAAGAGTTGATAACGCTACTGTATGGATTGATGATGATGATATGCCATTTGAATTTAGATACCCTGATGGAAATGATGAAGCTACTCCTGCAATGAAAGAAGCTTTTGTTAATTTCGTAAATTGGATGGCTGATAGTAATCCAAAAGCATACACAAATAACGATTTAGGGAAGAAAGTTCATTTTGAGCCTTATACCTTTAGAGGTTTTTCTCCTCCTGAGTATAAAGACGAACCTTCTCCTACTGGAATTAGTTTAGCAGGTTTAACCATTTCTCGGTATGCGGGAGATTATGAAAAAGATACTTATGAATACCGTATGGCTAAAATGCTTAGTGAATGTGAAGACCATTTAGTTATGGACTCTGTTGTATATCATTATCTATTTATCCAACGCCACACAATGGTTGATAATGTTGCTAAAAACACTTTCTGGAGCACAGAAGATTTAGATCATTGGGATTTAACTAAAAACTATGACAACGATACTTCTGATGGTAATAATAATAGTGGATTTTTAACTTACACTTATGGATTAGAGTGCTTAGACCGCACAGAATCAGGATTGTCAGTTTTTAATGCTCCTGACTCTGTATGGATTAATTTTATTTTTGGTTTGCCTGAAGCACAATAGGATTTATATCAAAAACTCGCAGTTGCGGGAGCTTGGGATCCTGACGCTTATTTGGCAGAATTTAAAAAGCACCAAGAAATCATTCCTGAAAGATGCTGGGTTTATGACTATTTTAGAAAATATATTAGACCAAGAAGATTAGGATTGGATACTGGTACCTATCTTGAAAGACTTGAAGGTGGAAAGAAAACTCACCAAAGAGAACAGTATGAAAGATATTAGGATTTTTATATAAATTCTAAATATATAGCTGGTAATGATAATACTCAAGGTGCAGCATTAGATTTACGATTAAATATGACTTCTGACCATTGGTCAGTTGATAATGTAGTTCCTATTTAGTATTATATAGATTGTTATTCTCAATCTCTTATTGGTGGCGTAAACTTTTCCTCTCCCGAAAGAATTAAAAGAGGAACTGTATTCAATATCCCGGTAGGACAAAAATTAACTAATGTTAATGATAGTACCTGTTATATTTATGGGGCCAGAATGATTTAGGTATTAAGTGGATTACCTCAATTATATCCTACTTATATTGGAATTGACAAAGCCGTTAAATTAAGAAGCTTAACAGTAGGCTCTAATGAAGAAGGTTATGAAAATAAAAGTTTGGGTGGTGTTGATATTAGTCAAAACGCCATGTTGCAAGAAGCTTTTATTCAAAATTGTACTAATTCTGGATTAGGGGCTTTAGATTTGTCAAAACTTTATCAATTAGAAAATTTACAGTTAAATGGTAGTGCTTTTTCTGGGTTAACAATGGCCGATGGTGCAATTACCGAAACTCTTTATATCAATCCAGTAAATACTTTAAAAATGGCTAATCTGTCTAAATTAACAGATTTAAAATTAGATGAAGGAATTTATAATAGTTTGATAGAACTTAATGTAACAAATTGTCCTATTATGGATCCTCATTCTTATGCTTTAGTTTTAAATGGTAAAATTTTAATTTATAATTTTGATACTTTTACTTGGGAAAGTGTTTCTGGAAATGATTTTGTTTATGATATTGATAATGTGAATAAAATTAAAAAGATTCAGAGCATTACCGTTTTAGAGAATTTAATAAATGGAGCAAGGCCTGCAACTAATTCTACTGCAGCTTCTTTAATTGGAACTTTACAAATTAATTTGCCTACTTCCGAAAACGGATATACTTATGCTGTTAATGAATTCGAAATTTATAAAAAATATTGTAAGATTTATCCAAATTTAATTATCCAATATGGAACTAATTTTGGAGATAACCTAACTAAAGCTATTACAATTACTTTTAAAGCAAGTGAAAATTCAACTGCAAATCATTATAGAGTATTATCTGACGGAAATACTGCTTTAGCTAAACTCATTACTGCGGAAGGCCCCCTTGGAGAAGCTATGACCGATCCCGCAATGGAATCTACTGAGCAGTATGATTATGTCTTTACACACTATTGGAAAAATGGAACTCAATTATATTATGATAGTACCATCGAAGCTGAAAGTGCTCTTGATGGAAGTGAATCTTTGATGGCTTTAGTGCCTAATTCTGATATTGAGTTTATTCCAGTTTTTGAAGAAAAATTAAGAACTTATAGTGTTAGATTTTTTGATGGAACTAATATAATTCCTCAAGGAGAATCAGATTCTTGGTCAGTCCAATATGGACAAACTTATGATGGCCCAATGATTGATTATTATTACAAAGAACACCCTGAAGACGAATATCGTTATGAATTTAAAGGATGGTCAGACTCTCCAATTATTAACAACAATCCAGCATTAATTAGTTCTATTCAAAATTATGTCGTAACAGGTAATACTAATATTTATGCTTATTGTGAAGAAGTTAATAATACTCAAACCGCGACTGATTATAAGTATTTTAATATTTCTTAGAATGAGATTTCTTTAAAAGACGAATATAAAAATGTTTTTAAAGGCAAAATTACTTTACCATCTAAAACAGCTGATGGAAAATATCCTTTAAAGAAAATTGCAGACAGAGCTTTTTACCCTGGAGACGGAGAAAGCTTAATCACTCATGTATTTTTCTTAGACGACGCAGAATATACGACAGTTGGGAAAATGGCATTTGCAACTACCGCGAGTGAATTAAGACTTGGGAAACAGGTATTAAAAGCAGTTTATTTGCCTTCAACTATAACTACTATTGATAATAATGCTTTTTAGTATTAGGTAGATTTAACTACTATTGGAAATGTTGGTAATGTTATATCTATTGGAGATTCTGCGTTTACAACAGATATTAACTTTTATCAAGATACTTATAAAATGAAGCTTACTATTGATGAATTACCTCCTAATATTTAGTCTATTGGATCTAGTGCTTTTATGGGGTGCGGAGAAGGAGTTAAAGTCACATATCTGCCTGAATCTCTTATTGAAATTGGATCAAATGCTTTTGCCAATAGTAAAGGAGTTAAACCATATATCTTTGGCTCTAATAATGAAGATAAAAATTATTTATCAATACTTGAGTCTGGAGCTTTTCAGAATAGCGGAGTAGGAAGTATAAATAATGGTACTATTGAAATTCATAGCTCAATAGGATCTAAAATATCTACTAATGGAATTTTGCCAGAAGGTATTCTTGGTTATAGCGTTTTTATGAATACGGGCATCAAAAAAGTTATTTTCTATAATGAAGATCTTTATAATGCTTTTTCAGAAAATATAATTTTTGGTGGAGCTGAAATGACCTATTGCCAATACTGGGGCTTCTCTACGGATGTGGCGTATGAATATAAGGAGGCTAATTGATGAAAATTGTTAAACAATATAGATACATTGGAATAAATGGAAGCATTACTTCATCAGTTTTATTACAGGGGATTGACCATGTAAAAATGTTAACCTTATAGGCTGATGTAGGTAATTTATTAACTAATGGGGATAGGAAAGTTTATTCTGTAACGATTCTTCCAGAAGAATTAGAAGAATGGAAAGAAATTCCGGACGAATTAAATAAATAAAATTTAATAAATTTTTATTATTGAGAGAAGAGAAAAAAAACTCTTCTCTCAATAAAATTTTAATATGATAAGAAAGGAGTTCTTTAGATGATTACAAGAGATAATATTGGTATTTATCAAGATTTATTTAAAAAAGCCAACATGGCTTTAAATTATATAGATGAAGAAGGTTAGGTTTTAAAGCCTGATGACATTATCACCAATATAGATGATTATTTTACTTGTATAAAAACTCTGGCTGAATATGAGGAAAGAGAAGGAACTGATCATATCTTTACCATTTTGCCAGTCGATGAAGGAACTTTTGATATAGATGCTAATACTCGTAAGATTGAAATTCCTACAGAGTTTATGACTTCTGGTATTGCTGTTAAAGGCGATGAAATTGCGGAAACTCTTTATTTTACCATTGACAGATATTTTGATGTAACTGATTTATATTATAAAGATATTTTAGTTCAATGGAAAAATGCTGATGGCGATGAAGGCTTATCTTTAACTTATAATAAAAGCCTTAGTTATAAACCAGGATATGTTACTTTCGGATGGCCAATCACTTCTGAAATTACTAAAGCAGCAGGCCCCGTTCAATTTTCTGTTCGTTTTTATGATAGATTTGAAGATGATAATAGTTCTTATTTAACTTATAGCTTTAGTACTTTAACTGCTACTGTAAAGGTTAATCCTGCTCTTGATTTTGACATTTCAGATGAAGATGCTATTACAGCAACTATAGTTGATAAAAGTAAAATGATTTTTGATAATATTAAAAATAGTGCAGCTACTGGTATTACTACTCCGGCCGCGGAGCCTGTTTTTGAAGAAGGCTGGATTTTAGCAGAATCTATTAATCTTGATGATATTAAAACCACTATTTTGATTAATGGTATTGAAACTAAAATTTTAAAGACTAAAGCTCATGTTCCAGAGAATATTTTAACTGGTATTGGCGAAATCTCTTATAATTGGATTTAGAAAGATGCCGAAGGTAATAATGTTGAAGAAACTTTAACTCAAGGATATGGGTATGAAGAAACTTTAGACACTGAAAGAAAAGCTAATGATGTTTATTATTATTTAAGAGATGGAAAATATGAGCTTTATAATGGAGATTTGCCTGCTGAAGAAGGCGTCACAATTTACGAAAGATATTCTTATTGTGCTCCTAAAACGGCTGGCTTATATGTGGTTACTGCTACTAATACTTCTGGACGTGGCAATTATTCTAGCATAGAAGATGATTGTTTAGTTCCATTTGCGCAACAGGCCATTTTTGTTTTAGAAGACAGATCTATTATTTTAGAAGATATTTTAAACGAGGATGGAACTATAGATCCTGTTGTTTATGAGGTAACTGCTCCAGATAACGGGGTTTTAACCTATAAATGGAAATATTATTCTGGATATAGTAAAAATGATGATGACTATAGCAAAGCCGTTATTCTTGAAGGTTAGACTTCTAATTCTATTGAGATTACTGAAAAAGGTCATTATTATTTAATTGCTACTAATACTAAGAATAATAATTCTTTAGAAACAGTTTCTCCTGCGATTAGAGTTACCAATAGAGCAATAGCTCCTACAATTTCTAATTATCTTGCCGATGGAATAATTCAATCTATTTAGGATAACACTATTTATGTTAGTGTTAATGCTGAAATTAGTTGCGATGCAAAAGTCAATTCTACTGACTTTGATGAAATTCTTTATTAGTGGCAAAAAAGAAATTCTGAAACAAAAAAATATGAAAATATTATAGGAGAAACTAATATTATTTATAAAGTTTCAGAAAGTGGTATTTATAAGTGCATAATTACAAATAAATATAATGAGGATGAGGCGTCTGTGACAAGTCTTCCCTTTAACGCTGAATAATAAAGAGGAGTGAGAGTTCTAAATGATAACCACTTCTTATGATTATGAAAGTTTATTATATTTAATACAAGATACTAATAATCGTCAGGTAAAAGCTCTCACACTCCCACCTGACGAGCCTATTTATAAAATAGATTTAAATACTCGAACAATTGAAGCTCCAAAAGTTTTAAGTGTTTAGTATGATCATTGCGCAGAGACTATTTATTTTGAAATTGATAGGTATTATGACTCAGTAGATTTAAATAATCTTCATTGTGTCGTTTAGTTCCAAAATGCTGATCCAGATAATAAGAAAAAAGGCTATGTTTACTATGTCCCTTATTTTGATTTATCTCGTGAAGGAAAAATTCTTTTTCCTTGGATGATTGAGGGAGCAGCGACTGCTTTTTCGGGTAATGTGACTTTTTCTGTTAAATTTTATAAGTTAGAAGCTAATGGAAAATATTTATATAATTTAAATACTTTAACAAGTAAAAGTGCTGTTTTACATGGCATGGATGCTTTAAGTGAGTCTGAAAATTATATTTATGATGCGGATACTATTCTTGAAATTTATCAAGAGATAGATACTATTCGCAAACAAAATGATATTTATTGGTTAAAAATGGAGTAAGAAAACTTACTCCATTTTTGAATATATGGATTTTGAAAGGAGAGGCTGAAGATTGGCACTCTTTAAAATTGAAAAAGGTCTAGCTGAGGCTTTAAAAATCAATAGACCAAATACTATTGAAGGTTATTGCTATGTAACCACAGATGATGGAAAATTCTATATTGATACTGCGACAGCGACTGGTACGGATAGCCGTATTGTTTTGAACGCTGGAACCGCAGATCACACAAAAGGAACTTTAATTCTTTAGGCTGATGGAGAAACTATTGGCACATTTAATGGTGAAGATACCATTATTGATCTTAAAGTAGGACTATCTGAACCATTGATACTCACCGAAGATGTTAGTTATGGCGATACTTTACCCGCAGAAGGTGAAAATGGACAATTATTTTTCTTGTCTGGGGAAGACGTTGCTCTTCCTAATGGCGGCAATGCAGGTTAGGTTCTTACTAAATAGAGTTCTTCTAATGGCGATGCTGTTTGGGCTGATGTTCAAGGACTTCCAGAAGGAGGTTCCGCAGGTCAAGTTTTAGTTAAAAATAGCTCAACTGAAGGTGATGCTACTTGGCAAGAAATAGTTGCTTTGCCTACTGGTGGTAGTGCAGGTCAGGTTTTAGCAAAAAATAGTGCAACTGATGGAGATGCAGGATGGATTACTGTTACTGACACTAAGGTAACTTAGACTGCGGTAAATCCAAGCACAATAACTAATTATTATTTACTTGGAGGAACATCTTCTAGCACTAATACTACTACAGTTGCAAAAACTGCTAATGCTTATTTAAGTATTTAGAATGGTACTGCTGATACTGCAGGAAGATGTTAGTTGTGGCTTGGTAATAATACCGCGTCAGGGACTGCAGGAAATAAACATGGCGGAGTAGCTATTTATGGAGACAGCACAGGATATAATTATTTAACTGCTATTAGTTCAACTTCTAATTATACTAATTACCTTCCAACTAGAAACGGTACTCTCGTAAATAATAATATTCCTTCCGCTACTTCTAAGGCTTATGTAGTAGGAGTCTCTGCGGCAGCATCTTCTTCTGCCTCTGTTACCATGAATACAGGCGTTTATACTTCTGGTTCTGTATTATATGGAGCAGCTTGGAACGACTATGCTGAATATCGTGAATTAAAAGAAGACATTAAAATTCCATATGGCCGAATAGTAATTGAAAATGGTGATGATACTTTATCTCTTTCTACTAAACGTCTTCAAGGCGGAGGTAATGTTTGTTCTGATACTTTTGGTTTTGCTATTGGTGAAACCGATAAGGCTCAAATGCCTATTGCTGTTAGTGGAAGAGCTTTAGTTTATACTTATGAAGATAGAAACACTTATGAGCCTGGCGATGCGGTATGTACCGGACCAGAAGGAACTGTAAGTAAAATGACAAGAGAAGAAATTAAAGAATACCCAGACCGTATTATTGGATATGTTAGCGCGGTCCCCGCCTATGAGACCTGGGGCCAGAATGATGTCGCGGTTAACGGCCGCATTTGGATAAAGGTGGTGTAATAAATGGCTGATATAACAACTTATACTTCTATACATACTGGTGCTGCCATAGATGCAGCTGTTACTAGGATTCAAGATTTAGTTATACCCAGTCTTGAAGGATATGCTACTGAAGAATACGTGGATAATGCAGTTGCTAATATCACAATTCCTGATAATTTAGCTACAGAAGAATATGTTAATACTGCTATTACCAATATTAATTTACCTGATAATTTAGCAACTGAAAACTATGTGGATGAATCTATAGGTGCGATTACTCCAGCTTCTATTGGGGCAGCTACTACTTCGGCTTTAAATAATTATTTACCTTTAACCGGTGGCACTGTTACTGGCCAAATAACTCTTAAAAATACTACTGCTACTCCAACAAAAGGACAAATTATTCCAGCTTTAAATGTTTCCTATCAAAATGGAGCTGGATCATATTATAACGGTAGTGTTATTGATATGGTTGGAACCGAAAATGCAGATAATACATATAATTTAAGTGTTCGTTTAGGATCACCTTCGGGCACTACAATTATTACTTCTGGAGAATGTGGAAAAACTATGCCTGCGGCAGCAGCTTTAGCAGATGATGAAGCAATTTATTTAACTTCGGATGGAAAGATTGAATTTTACACAGGATGTTCTAATGATGCAGTGACTTATACAAAAACTCTAACTATGACAAGTTCTCGAGTAGATTCTCATGTAGCTTTTTATGGGGCAGTTTATAATGACTATGCTGAATTCCGTGAAGCATATGCGGATCCAGGTAGATGCGTCGTTGAAAATGGAGATGGAACTTTAAGACTTTCTTATAAGCGTCTTGAGCCTGCCCCAGAAATTATTTCTGATACTTTTGGTTTTGCCATTGGCGAGACTGAAAAATGTAAAGCTCCTATTGCTGTTGCAGGAAGAGTTTTAGCCTATCCTTATGAGCCAAAAGAAAAATTTAAAGCTGGAGATTCTGTTTGTTCTGGCCCCGATGGTACTATTAGTAAAATGACTCGTGAAGAAATTTGCATGTACCCAGATCGTATTATAGGAACTGTTTCTGAAATTCCTACTTATGATACTTGGGGTCAAAATAATATTGCAGTTGATGGACGAATTTGGATTCGTATTCGATAAAAAGGAGATTTATTATGGATTGGATTATTATTTTAAATGAAATTTTTCAAGTATGTATAATTCCTCTTTTGGGATTATTAACTACTTATTTAATTAAGTTTATTAGTGCTAAAAGTGAACAAATTTCTAAAGAGAGTGATGACGCTCTTGTTCAAAAATATATTGACTTGTTAGACGATACCATTATTGATTGTGTTATCGCTACTAATCAAACTTATGTTGAAGCACTTAAAAATAAAAATGCTTTTGATTTAGAAGCACAAAAAGCTGCTTTTGAATTAACTTATAAAGCAGTTATGAACATTATTACTGACGATGCAAAAATTTATCTTTCTAATGTATATGGTGATTTAACTGCTTACATCACTAAGAAAATTGAAGCAGAAGTCAATAAGAATAAGATTACTCCTGTTGAATAAAAGTAAAAAGAGGGAGACACCTAAAATGGGTGTCTCCCTCTTTTTTTTTGTTTGCAGGCGCTCGCCGATCGTTTGGACAAACTTTTACAATGAATTTACATAAATTTTTATAAGAGTATGGAGAGAAGTTGGAAAAAATTTTACAGAAAGGAAGCACATACGTATGACACAAAATCCTTATGGGTATTATACTAATACTCAACAACAAGCTCCTCAAAACTATTATACCAGGTCTGCGATGATGCCAACGCAACAGATGATGCTGAAAGGACGTCCAGTATCTTCAGTGGAGGAAGTCAAAGCTACCCCAATAGATTTTGATGGATCAATTTTCATTTTCCCAGATATCGCCAACAAACGAATCTATACTAAACAAGTCGGTATGGATGGCTCCGCAATTTTACAGCTATATGAGCTAAAAGAAATACCTTTCTCAGACCCCATGGCTGCCACATCTACCGATTTTGTAACAAGACAAGAATTCGATGAAGTGATATCTCAATTAAAGCAAGTGTTACTCCCTCTTACAGAGTCAGTACCAGTGACAGTGTAGGGGAAGAAAACAGTTGATTTAAATTTCTAAGAAGGGGGCAGAAAGATAAATGTTACAAGTAAATCCAGCCCAATTAATTCAAATGATTAAGAATGGATAGAACCCTCAGCAATTAGTGCTAAGTATTTTAGAGGGCCAAATGTCCAACACTCCAATGGGAGCAAATTTGTTAAATTTAGCAAAGAACGGAAAGACAAATGAAATTGAACAAATTGCTCGCAATCTCTCTAAATAGCGTGGCATTGATTTTGATAAAGAATTCGCCGCCTTCTGTTAGATGCTGGGGGTTAGAAAATAACAGGAGGTAAACATTATGTTTAATTATGGCAATTCAGGTTATTCTTTATCCGATATCGCAGCAGTCACCGGACGCAATGGCTCCGGCGATGGCATGTGGGGCGACGGCGCATGGTGGATAATTCTTTTATTCCTCATTTGCGGCTGGGGCAATAACGGATATGGTTTCGGTAATGGAGGTGGCGGAAGCGTGAGAGAAGAAGTTGCCTATGGATTTGATATTAATGGCCTTGAGAATGGCGTTCGTGGTATCCAGTAGGGATTATGTGATGGTTTCTATGCCGTCAATACTGGAATGTTAAACGGATTCTCTGGAGTCCAAAGCACTTTATGTCAGGGCTTCGCTGGCATTAATGATGCTATTACTCAAAACTCTATCGCTGATATGCAAGCTACATTTGGCTTACAGAATGCTATTACCGCAGGTAATACCGCACTCACTGCTCAACTTAATGGCATGGCTGCCGCAGACGCTGCTTGCTGCTGCGAAACACAGCGTTTAATCGACAGAAACTTCTGCGATTTAAACTACAACCTCGCAACTCAGGCTTGCGATACTCGTAGAGCCATTGCGGATAGCACTCGCGACATCATTGATTTCTTAACTCAGGATAAGATCGCAAGTCTCCAGGCAGAAAATCAGTCTCTTAAATTTGCTGCTTCTCAGCAAGCACAAAATAGCTATTTAATTAGCAAGTTAACTGATCCATGCCCTGTTCCCGCATATATGGTTCCAAATCCCAATTGCTGCTACACCCCAGCTTTTGGATATAACTTCTTTAATAGCGGTTGCGGCTGCAACGGCTAATTAAAAAAATTAAATGGAGGGACGAATTTATGGAAATAACTGCTAATGCTTTACAAACTGTAGCAGAAAACCAAAATGTACTATTTACCGACGAAGTGATTTGCGGAAGTTGCTCCATTACCCATAGAGATGGCAGCGGTTTGGTGACTCTTAAAGGGGTCACCAACCAATGCCGTGCCCGTTTTAAGGTAACTTTTGGTGGTAATATTGCAATTCCAACAGATGGAACAGTTGAAGCTATTTCTCTTGCTATCTCTTTAGATGGGGAGCCAATTGCTACAACTACTATGACTGTTACACCTGCCGCAGTAGAAGAATTTTGGAATGTATTCAGTGCAATTTTCATCGAGGTTCCACGCGGTTGCTGCGCTTCTGTTGGCGTCCGCAATATCAGCACTCAAGCAATTGATGTTCAAAATGCGAACTTAATTGTTGAGAGAGTAGCATAAGGAGGTCTTTTATTATGGGTATGGAAATGCTAAAATCAATGAAAGACACTTTAATGTGTTGTGCTTAGGGCCAAATGGGTCATTTAGAAAGTGTTGACGCTAAAGAACTCGGTGAAGTTGTAGATATGATTAAAGACCTTGAAGAGGCAATGTATTATTGCACTATCACTGAATCAATGAAAAAGGCAGAGGAGGGTGGAAATGGAGGACACTACAACACCACAGTATATTACTCTGAGCCAGGATACAATAGAGACATGGACAAAATGTACGGCCGCATGTATTACCCTATGTACAATGATGGTAGAATGTATCAGCCAATGTATAATGATGGCACCATGTACAACGACGGCAGAATGTATACCGACGGATCTTCCTCAAGTGGAGGAAGTGGATCTTCTGGATCTTCTAATAGCGGGTCTTCTGGCTCTAATGGGGGACGAAGAAACTATCATGAACGCCAGATCCCCTATGAGATGATGATGCGTGATCATCGCGAAGGCCAAAGCCCCATGAGCCGCCGCAGATATATGGAAGCTAAAGAAATGAAACATGACAAAAATGTTCAATTACAAGAATTAGAAAAGTATATTAAAGAACTTTCTAATGATGTAGTTGAAATGATTGAAGATGCTTCTCCAGAAGAGAAGAAGTATCTGGCCAATCGCATGTCTTCATTAGCACAGAAAGTGGCTAAATTAGAAGATGATTAATATTAATGGAGAAGATTGGGAGATATTGCTGGTATCTCCCTTCCATCCTCTCTTATTAATGAGTAATGGTAATTATGCCATTGGGGCCTGTGATGACCCACTAAAGACAATAGTTATTAATGAAGAATTAAATAGCTATTATATGAAAAAAGTTCTTTGCCATGAACTGACTCATGCAGCTATGTATAGCTATAATGTAGAGTTAACTTATGAGCAAGAAGAGCTTTTAGCTGATATTATTGCTACCTATGGGCAAGAAATTATAGGAATCACTAATCTACTTTTTAAGCGTCTTAAAGACAATAAAAAAGAGGGAGAATATATTTTTTAATATATTCTCCCTTATTTTTTTTTATGGTTTTATAGGTAAAGCAATAGTCTTTTCAAAATATTGTTTTGCCTGACCATTTCCGCCAAGAGCTTCATAAAGTTTATAAAACTCAGTTAATTGGTCATATTGGTCTTGTGTCATATATCCTTGTTTAAGATATAAACGGCACATTTGAGTTAATCTGAATTTATATGAATCAACGATTAAATCAATTTTATGTTTTTCGGTAGTATCCACTTGACGTATATACTCACGCAGTTTTTCAATTTCTTCAATTACAGGTGCTAATTTTTCTTCAATATGATCATCATAAGTATCTATTTCTTGCTAATCTAAAAGAGACTTATAGTTTTTCATTTGTTTCCAGGTCCAGCGGCAAAAAGCGAGGGCTCCCGCAGTCACTAAACTTAATAAAATATTAGCCCAGTACATAGAGAAAAACTCTAACATACTCATACCCCTTTCTAATACCTTTCTATTGGAATTAAGAAATAGAATGGGGAAATTATAAAAAGTCGGCCTTTGTTATTAAAAAGCCGACTCTTCTTCGCGAGACGCACAAATGCCGATACAAATGGCATCGCTCTCGTCTTGGGAAACTTTCTTCCCATAAGTATTAAATATATATTCTTGTGCACTCTTCTTCTATTGGGTGCGTTCATATCCCTTAATATTAAGTTCCGATTTCCAAGTTTGAGAATGAATTATCTTATAAGGAATTTTCTTTTCAGTGCATAATTCTTCTAATACGCCAAATACTTCAGCTAACTTTTTATAAGTTACTACATTATTTGGGCCTTTATTATCTTGCAATTGTATATCTTCAAAAGCGACAAGTTCTATATTATTATCATCTATTAATTTTTCTACTGTTCTTTTAATTTTAAATAATCTTATACCCATATTTGTATCATCAACTGTAAATTTTCCACTATCAATTAAATTGCCGTTATCAAAGATTGCATATCCTGATACTCTTGATGATTGGTCTAGGGCTAAAATTTTCATTAGCAGGTTGAAGAAGTGGGAATAGTGTATGCGGTTCCAGTAGAACCAAATCCACCCATGCGGGCCCCACTTGCCGCGTCATCTTCGGTGATAAGGAATGGTTTAATGATTCCTTGACCGATGCGGTCTCCTTTTTGGAGTTGGATTGGGAATGGAGAAAGATTAATCATTTGGAAGAAAATTTCTCCTTCGTTATCAGGATTATTATAATAGTCAGCATCAATTACTCCTACGCTATTGGCAAGAATAAGCCAGTGTTTAAGAGGAGTAGAGCTACGAACTGAAAGTTCAAGATATGTATCAGGTTCAAGCTTACATTTTACGCCAGAAGAAACAAGTGTAGGCTTTGCCCCACAAAGCTTAGTGGCAGAAGCTACTCCGGAGAGTGTGCGAGGAACGCTTACGTCTATACATTCATTCATAAGCTTACTATAGAGTTGGCCCCAAGATGGAATAAGTACATCTTCTGCGACTATAAAATCATAGCCTGCGGAATTCGCCGTTCCGCGAGTCGGGAGCAGGAGATCTTCCTCTCCCGCAAATCTACTTACAACTTCAAATTTTGCCATATTAGTCTACCTCATAAAAAATTTCTACTTGCTCTGTTGGTTCTTTTTCATTGGTAAATACCTTCTTAGCCTGAACAAGCTGGTATTCATCAATTACTTCGCCTTTTGATTTAATCTGTTTAGTCTTATAACTAAAAGATACAAGCTCAAAAGTAGTATCATTTTTAAGGACTTCATGAAGTTGTTCAACTTCTGCGACAGTATCTACTCTATAAGTATCAACGGAATTAATTAAATATTTCATTAAATTACCTCTATATTAATTTTATTTGCACTGTAAGTATACATTTCATTTTCTTTTATTGCACCAATTAAATCAGAAAGATATTCTTTGTTTCCCTTTATCTTTATATCATAAGTATTTAAATTATAACATAAAGCAGGAAAAACTTCTCCTAATAAATCAATTGGGGCAGTAGCAACAATTTTGCTAAAACCATCGCCTACATGACTAATGGTTTGATTTAAAACACCTAAATTAATATCACAAACAATTACAGACAAGTAATTACCCCCTCGTCATATGGGAAAAGATATAATACAATAATGCCCGCATCAGTATTATCTATCCAAGCTTCAATTACTCCATCACTATTTAAATCAATAGCTTTAATAGAGCCAAGACTTAACAGGCAATTAATTACTTCTTGTTCAAAAGGATAAGTGTTTAAGAAAACTTCAAAAGTATTAATTTCAAAAAGCGTATAATATCTAATCTCATTATTTAAAAGCATATAAAATTGAGCTTTTTGGACTTCTTTAAATTCTTTAAGAATAGCTCTTTTTTCTTCTATCTCCTGGTCAGTAAGATCGGGCAGTTGAGCAATAAGCTGCTTATTTAAATCGTAAAGACTTAAAGTGCTTAACTGTGCAGTAGTATCTTTTATATCTTCTTGTATTTCATTAAGTCTATCTGCGGAAAAGAGCTCCCACCCATTTGGGACAGTATAGATATAAAATCTTCTTGTATCAGAAGTATAAACTAAATCTCCCTCTATCGCAGATAAATCATAAAGTTTATGTTCTTCAATTATTTTCATATTTTTTTCTCCTTTAACTCGATTACTCTTTGATTGGAGCTACCTCTCATTGGAAGAGTAATATCTCTTAATTCCTCAATATAAGGGCCATCAATCAAGCAATCAATAGTCCCAAGGATGTGTTTCATTTTAGGATTAGAGTCAGTTAATAAATCTTCATATAAATATCCTGTCCATATATAAATTTTTTGGTCAGGTAATCTATTTTTGATTTCAGTAACCAATAGATTAGTTAAAAATATATTATCTGGACATAAAGGTTCTCCGCCCATAATACAGAAAGTTCTTTTAATTCCTCTATCGGTTAAACCATTATAAATTTTTTCAATAATGTCTGCGGGGACCGTTTTCCCTCCATCAAAATCCCAGGTTTCTGGATTATGACACCCGGGACAATGATGGGGGCATCCCTAAGTAAAGAAAGTTAAACTTACTCCAGGTGCCGCAGAAAAATCATTATAAATTATTCCTGCGTATTTCATTATAAATCCTCAGTATGTTTTACCCTATGATGGACTTCATCTTGTTTACCTAAATTAAAGGCAGTTGTATAGTTACCGGTCAAATACCCAGTTACACGACGTAATTGTTGGATATGATCGCTTCCGCACATTGGGCATTCATTATTAAACTCATCACAAAATCCACATTCTAAACAAGTATCATTAGGCACATTGACCGCAAAATAAGGAATATCTTTATCCATTGCATAATTAACAATTTGCTCTAAAGCGTCAAGATTATTTTTAATTCCCGTATCGAGTTCGACATAGGTAATACATCCCGCAGAGCTATAACCAGTTAATTGACTTTCAATATCAATTTTTTGGAATGGACTCATTTTCTTCCATACTGGGGCATGCATTGAATTGGTGAAGAATTCTTTATCACTTACATTTTCAATGACACCATATTTTTCTCTAAACTTCTTTAAAGCGGTGTAACAAAGATTCTCAGCGGGAGTATAATAAACACCAAAATTTAATTTATATTGTTCTTTAAACTCTGCACATCTATCTTTAAATAGTTGTTCAATTCTCTTTGCGAGTCTCATGCCTTCTGCGGTCGTATGGTCGCAACCAATAAGAATTTGAAGGGCTTCCGCAAGTCCAAGCTGGCCAATGACAATAGTACCATGTTTAAGAGCACTTCTAATTCCTTCTTCTGGAATATAGCCAGCCATTAATCCATTTTCATACATAAAGCGAGCTGAAGCGGGAGATTGAGAACAAATCCACTCAAAACGCTCAAGGAGCATATCTTTTGCTTCGTGGATTTTTTTATCTAATAAACGGATAAAAACATCTACTTCTGAACGAGAACCAACAGCGGAACTATCCGCAATATCTTTTGGGAAATCTTCTGGTCGCTCATAAGAACGATGATAAGCTTCTTTTGCCACCATTGCCAAGGTGGGAAGAATAATAGTTACTGGGCAAATATTTCCTCTACCATCTTTTTGCTGACCTAATCCATTAATATCCCAACCGTTTGCAGTGCGACAACCCATTGTAGAAAAATATGTAGCTGGGTCATTGCGGTCATATCCTGCATTGCCAGACCAATCAACATTAGCATAATTAGGATAGAGACGGGTTGCAGTTGATTTTAAAGCCAGTCTATATAAGTCATAATTTGGATCTCCTGGTTCGCGATTAACACCCTTCATGCATTGGAAAATTCCGCAAGGGAAAATAGAAGTTTTATGAAGTTTTCCTAACCCTTCAAGAGATACTTCCAAAAGAGCTTTAGTAACCATTCTACCTTCTGGTAAAGTACAAGTGCCATAATTGACAGAAGTAAATGGAAGCTAATTGCCGGAGCGGCTTTGAAGAGTATTTAGATTGTGATACATTCCTTCGACAGCTTGATGGACTTCTTTTTCGGTCATCTCTAAAGCATAATAATAAGTGTCAGCACAATCATCATAATCTGGATATTCATTAATTGGCAAATCTTCTTTTATGTTTTCCCAAAACTTAGGGAATCTGCCAGAAGGTTTTCCAATATATTTTACACCATCATTCCAGTGCTTGCGGAAGCTCTTCCGCACATATGGCACCATAGTCCAGTCCAAATGAGTAGCACTTACCCCACCAAACTGCTGAAGACTTTGAAGCTAAAATATAACAGCAACAAGCTGGAATGCAGTATTTACAGACCCTGCGGGACGCACATCTGTTTGGCGAGTATTAAAACCATTAGCAAGAAGATGGTCGAATGGAATTGATAAGCAGTTATGACTGCCGACTGCATAAGCATCAAGGTCATGGATATAAACATAATTCTCAAGATGGTTCTTACGAGCCATATCAGAAACTAAATAATCAAGAGCATAAGTCTTAGTTAAAAGACTTTGAGCTTCACCGGCACGACCACCAAAAGACTCTTCATCTACATTTGCGTTTTGATTCTAAACATTTGAAGCAGATAATTTTTCCCCAATAGCCCCAATAAATTCATCACGCTTTTCTCTGGCTACTTCTCTCTTATATCTATATCTAATATAAGCACGAGCCACATCGCGGCGTTCAGAACGCATCAGATAATCTTCTACGAGGTCTTGAATATGTTCTACTTCAATTTGATTTGCTTTTTCAAATTTTTCAGCAGTTAATGGAAGAGTAATATTTTTATTACTATATTCTAATAAATATTCGATATCGTCAGCAATATCTTGTGCGGTATCGGTTTCATATAACTGTCCGTCAACATCAAGAAAAGCTTTATTAATAGCTTTAATTATTTTTTCTTTATCAAAAGGAACTATTGTTCCATCTCGTTTTATAACATTCATTTTATATTCCTCCAACTAAATATAGTGAGAAAAAAGGGTGATTCTCCACTATATTTAGTTTTTGTAATTAATTTATTAATTTAAGTCGCCCAAAGGCTCCGGCCACTTATATTTTTTAATTGCATTTAAAATAGCAGTAGCCACAGCACCAATGCCAACATCCCCATTATTTGACACCAGCTCTGGACCAACAAGGGATTCGACGCCATTAAAGTCGTCTTCATCCGCAAAGTAGCGTCTGACAATTTCTTTAACATCTGGATGTTCCTCTCTATTAAGCTGTCTTAACATTCTGATTTTATCTTCTGCGGTAATATAAATAGCCAATACCGCAACATCAGGAATACAATTTAAAATATCTATTCCCGCAGGATTAAATACTCCAATATTTATTTTATCTTCATCTAAGTTTTCAAAAGAAGTTCCATAGCACCAGTCCCTGAATACGGTCGCCTCGATCATGCGACCGTCCTCAAGGCGTTCCGCAAATTCCTCAGAAGTTAGAAAGTGATAATTGACGCCATCAACTTCTCCTTCTCTTGGAGGGCGGGTGGTGCAACTTACTATCTCGTGAAAACTTCCTGGCTCAAGTGCGAGACACTCTTGCAAAAGAGTATCTTTTCCTGCACCTGCCTTACCCATAAAAGCAACGATTTTATACATCTTCTTCAATCTCACCTTTATATCTTGTATTTCTCAAAATTAAGTCGCCATTCTTATCAATGCTATCAATTTTATAAAGCTGATGTCCGCCAACAGAGTTGTATTTCTTAGAAACAAAATTATCTCCATTGCGGATGCCCATAACGACAATCATGCTGCCACGGTTAAACCAGGATTTCTCCACTACATGCTTAACCCCATCGGCCCCTCTCTCAGAAATTTGTTTATCAAATAAAGTAAAATATTCTTTTCTAAATTTGACTTCAACAACTCCATTAGGAGTGAGAAGAGTAACAGTTGATTTTGTTTTATTCTTTGCAATACAAGTCCCGCAAATTTTATAAAGTTTATACAAATGAACTTCTTTTCCGCCCCTTGTAAAACTTCTATCCACTTCTGGCTCTTCGCTTAATTCAAAGAAATTTACAAATCCATACTTATTATTGTTTACATTTGCCAATTCATGCTCGTGATAATAGAAACAAAGAACTTCCATCTCCCAAGAGGAAATATTGCCTTTAGCATATTTATTCCAATCATCAAGGAAAATTCTTTCATTTAATTCTTGTAAAATGGTGTCTTTATTTTCAGCAATCCATGCACGGAATACATCCATCCATTTCTGATAAACTTTATCCCAAGTTTTTACTTTAAGATAAAAATTATTATATTCTGACTGAATTAATTCATCTGCTCCTAATTCAGTTAAGAAATTAATTGCTCTTTCATCTAATCTATAATCAGTTGCATTATATTTACATACGGCCTTTAAATAACGATTAAATTCATATACTCTTCTCGCCATAATCTGCTCTTCAGTTTCTTCTGGAAGAAGATTATATTTAATTAAACCGCCCATATTTTGAAGAGTAAGTCTCTTCTTTTTATCACAAGTTTCCCATAAATACCAAGCCATAACTTTTTTTCTTTCCATCATTTCGTCAAAAGCTCCGCTCTTGATTAATGAAATCATGGCTTGTTTTGAAGGTTTAACTCTATTTAAAAAGTCTCTGGGAGAAATATAAGGACGCTTTTCAATTATATCTAAAACGAGTTCATCGCCAACATTAAGAAGTCCTTTTAATCCAAAAAGAATTCTATTGTTCTTTGCATCGGGAGCGAACCCAAAAGCAGAGTGATTTATATTTGCTAAACTTACATCAATGCCAGCTGCTCGAATATCTCCGATTGCCTTTGCTATCTTACCATAATCAGTGCTACCACCATTCTCTTCATCGGTCGCACCGCTATTTACAACGAGGCAAGAAGTGTTCCAATAGACTGGATTAAAATGAATTGCGAGGAATAATGTTTGGATGCCGACGAAGCTATATGGAAGCGAATGGTTCAAACTAAATGCGTATCCAAGCTGAGGAGCTATCGCATTAGCCCAGAAATAATCTGCGTTTAATACGCTATCAAATCTATCATAGACTTGAGATTTTAATTCTGGAATTTTTGCCATTTGCTTTTTTGCTACTATTTTACGAGCATTATTAGCTTCACCGAGCGTGAATCCCGCCACATCCATAAGCAATTCCATCATTTGCTCTTGAATAGGACAACATCCATAATATTTATCACAATGCTTATGCATCTTTTCAATCATATCTTCAGGTAGCCGATGCTTTTTCATTTCTCTATCAAAAGCATCAATACCTTGAGTTTGGAATCGAAGGTATCTATCTTGTTGCGATTCAACCCCTTTTTCACTCATAAGACGCATCATTGCGTTTGCCGCAGTCATTTCAAGAGGGTTTTGCGGTTTAAGCTTTTTCGCGATAGCTAAACCAACGCCGCCATTGAACTGGAATACGTCGAGCACATCGCCCGCAGATAAATGATTCCAGATTTGAATATCTGTTGTATCTATTACTTCTGGATGGAGATATTTATTATAAATATTTCGGAGTCCTTCATCTTCTATTTGATTATCCTCAACGAGGAATTCAAAACATTTAATAATTTTATCTGAAACTTCTGTTACCAGAAAATCATATTTAGTATCACCGGCTGCTTCTGCGTGATGAAGGTCATAGCAAGTGATTAAGTCTCCATTCGGTGCTCTCATAAAGGAGGCAGTTTCAAATGGGTCTTCGCCATATAGAATAACACCTGATGCGTGAATACCACGCTTATTAACAAGTCCACAAATAGAAACAATAATATCCAAAAGCCCAGGATAATTATTTACTTCTTTGACAAAGGCATGAACGGGCTTACGGTCTTTCTCTTCATTACCATAAATAACATCTTCAATAGACCATAAAAATCCACGCTCTTGCGGAATCAATGAAGACATATACTGTGCAATATCTACATCAATTCCTTCTGGACATTCTTCGCTTCGATATCCTCTACATGCAGTCAGTATTGCGGATTTCGTTCCTTCGGTGCCGAAGGTTGATACCTGGACTAAGCCGAGCTCTCCGCGTTCTTCACGGATTGCTTTAAATATTGCGGGTCGCTTACTTGGGGCCAGGTCAATATCGATATCAGGGAGCTCTGCACGCTCTTTGTTAAGGAATCGCCAATATGGCAGATTCCATCTAATTGGGTCAAGCTGTGTAATACCTAAGAGATAATTGGAGAGGAATCCAGTGGCAGAACCTCGACCTGGCCCAACAATTGATCCACACTCCCAGAAAAGGTCGATATAGTGTTTGAATGTGTTGAAGTAGGCGAATAGACAGTCATCTAATTGTTCTCCAATATATTTAATAATATCAGCTTCAATTTCCAATCTATCCCAATAATCTTCTTTATCTAAAAGATTTTTATCTTGCATACTTTTTACACATTCATATAACCAATATTGTTCTTGCGCGTTTCCAACACACATAATATAATCAAGAGTTTGCCATTTAGCTCCCCATTGATCTAAAATTTGTTCTGGTATTAAATTGTAAACATCGCTTGGGATATGATTTGGAACTTTTACTTTTGGAATGATTTGTTTTCTTTCCAATGAATAAAAACTAATTTTATTCATTAGTTCAAGCGAATTAAAATAAATTTGATCAATAAAACTATCCTCAAAAGATAAATTTAATAAATCTCTACATTCATCGGGGCTCATTAAACGAGAAAATTCATAGAAATCATCGACTTCACGTTCACCATCTTTTGAATTAAGATAAGCTTTATGAACCATTCTATCTTTTTCTGTTAGATAATGAGCATCAGTCCCTACAACAACATTTATATCATAGCGTTCAGATAACTCTTTTATCTTTTTATTAACAATAATTTGATCACTTTTATTTGATGGAGCACATTCAAGATAGAAATCATCCCCAAACCATGCCTTACATTCAAGTAAAAATTTATTTATTGCTGTATGATATGTATTTGCGGTTTTATAATCTTCTACTCTTTCACAATCATTGAGATTCAACAAAAGAGTTCCAAGCTCTCCGCCAATGCAGGCTGTAGTTGCTATCAAATGACCTGGATATTTTAGAACAATTTGCTCCAATTCGCTTTTTAAAGTTGGAACTCGTTCCATATTTCTATCAGTATAAGCTCCATACCAAGCTATTGTGCTTAATTCTCTTAATGCTTTATGTCCAATTTCATCTTTAGCGATTAAAATAAAGTGATAATACTTTTGACCGCTATCTCTTGTTTTAGTTAAATAAATCTCATTACCTAACGCAACAACAAAATCTGGATTTTTTTCTCTTAACTTTTTCGCATACTGATTGACTTCCATATGTGCGGAAAGGCACTCATGGTCCGTTATTGCGATACCACTCATGCCTAACTCAATCGCTTTATCAATTAAATCTTTTGGACGATTGATACAATCGAGTAAGCGAATGTTTGAATACATTGTATGCGAATGGGTGTTGAAATATGTATTCATTCACAAACTCCTATTCATAATATTTTATATTAATATTATACCATATTATTTATTAATTGTCAAATTCATCGTCGTCAGGAGCATTTTTTGCCTCTTCAAGAGCATCTAAAACCGCCTAAAGGCAAAAAGCTGCTATTCCAAAATTTGTTGTATTTTCAAGTAGAAGAGCAGGAAGAACTTCTGAAACAAACTCTTCAATTTCTTCTACATCAAGTGTCATATTCATATCAAAATCCATATTTTATTTCCTCACAATAACTAATTTTTCTTTTGCTCGAGTTGCTGCTGTATACAGCCAGCGTTTATGTTCTTCTTCTGTATTGGGATGCCATTCCTCAAATACTAATACTTTATCCCATTCACTACCTTGAGCTTTATGGCAAGTAATGGCATAAGCATAAGCAAAAGGGAAGGGAGGGTCAATTTTAATATAACTACATCTGGATAATTTATTTTCTTGGTCAAAAGTTAAGGTCTGTTTCCCAGTTATTAATCCTTTATAATCAATTTGTAAACCATCGAATCTATCTTCTTCATCTTCGATTGTCATTCCTGCAAACATAATATTTAAATTTTCATCAGATATGTATTTGGGTAGGCGAAAACTACCTACATGAAAATTATCCAATATGCCAATAGTGCCATTAGTTAAAGGCTAATTTCCATAATTAGATAAAAAATCCCAATAATTTTTAAGCCCAATTATTTTATCTCCTATTTGTGGGGTCGGACCATATCCTCGTAATTGTCTTACGGTATTATTAATCTCAATTCTTTTGTTGTTACTGGAACAAAGTATTTGATCAGCCCATTCATACATTCCACTTACAACTTCATTTTTAGAAACAATTTGGACTTGCTTCTTTTCTTGAGGGAACATAGCCAAAGGCTTGCCTTCTCGTATCCACATAGACAATCGAATAATTTCACTATCATAAGCTTGTCGCATAATCTCGTCCAAGAAAATATGCGGATGATCTAAGACATGATTATCAGTGCTTGATTCTACAGGGGGAAGTTGGCCTGGATCACCAGTAGCAAGAACATATATGCCGTGAGAAATAAGTAAATCCCACATTTCTTTTGGGAGCATAGATACTTCATCTACTACAATTACTTTATAACCATCATCTTTAACATCTCTTGGTTTTTTAATAAATTTACCAGAAGCCAAGGGTCTGAATGTATATAGTAATTTATGTGCGGTTCTCGCATTAGGACAGCCTTTTTGACGAAGAACATTTGCTGCTTTTCCCGTAAAAGCTATATAGCATACTTCATCATTGGAGACACCTAATGCTGAAATTATAAACTTAATCAAAGTTGACTTACCGGTTCCCGCATACCCCGCTATACAAGTCCAGGGTTCATGTGCTTTATAGCGAGCAACCGCAATTTTTAATCCCTCTTCTTGTTTACGAGTTAATTCCATTAATCATGTTCTCCTATTAAATCATCTAAAATTTGAATAAATCTCATTATATCTCTATTAGCCTTGCTTAAATAATGAGATTCATCATATTGCAAATCACCATTTCTTCTTGCTTCTCGAAATTCATATCGGGCTTCTGCTTCTCTTGCAAGCTTATATCTAAAAATTAAACTATCAAATCCATAGCCTTTAATTTTCTTATCTATTTCAAATAATTTTTCTCTTAATTTATTTTCCATTCTTCATTATCTCCTATTGGGATTATCCATAGTTCATCTTCATTCAACTCAATTGGGTCAAAAATTTCTAAAGGCTTATTTTTTTCGGTCGTGTCCGCTCCA